TTATAATAACCGATTAGAATTATAGAAATTTAGCTCTGTAAGCTTCACAATTTGACAACTTTGAAACTAAAAATTCTGCTTCTTTAATTGTTATTCTAAGATTGTATTTCAATTTTACTGCTCTCCATTTCATCAGGTAGTCACAATGAAATGCCTTATTTTCCGGCATCCACTCTAATGGTGACTTAGCGCCTTTAGCTTGATTTGAATTATCTTCAACCGCTAATAAGTTTTCAAAATCATTCGCAAAAGCCCGCTTTTGTTCTCGAGTCCAATTTGCTGCACCTGTTTCATGTGCATGCGCTAAAGGAACTATATGATCAATGTCTAAATCAGATGCTTTAGTAAAAACTTGTAAAGTGTATGGATCTAACCATTCGCCCCATGAAACATTGCAGCCTTTATTTCTTTTGAATTTTACAGGGGCTCGAGAGTCGCGGATCAGTATCTCAGCTCGAGTATCTTGGCAGTCAGAGTCTGCATCTACCCAGTGAGGCCAATCTTTTCTGTTGTAACTTGTTAGAACTGGTGGAGAAGTTGGCGTGATTACTGAAGTGGATTTATTTGTATAGGGCTTTGTCTTTGCGCCATGACAATGATAGCCACCATTTTTGCGGTCATTATGACAGCCTTCTGAATTCGTTCGCCCACTATGAGCAGAAGATGATAAAGAAATCATGGATAACGATAAAAAAACAAACAGTTTCATATAAATTCCTTTTAAACATTTAAAAACTAGTTGACGATGAGGTGTCGTTTTATGTACTTTTGAATTGTTCAAAATTATGTACTGAATTACTTGCTTATTCATTTTACATCCTTTTAAGGACATTCCTTTTGTGGAGGCCCCCTACCCAAGGGTCAGAAGCATTGGACGATTGGGCAGGTCCAATTTTAGTATTGGACCTGCCTTAAATTGCCAGCAATTTCTTATCTTCAAATTCCAATCAAATAGTATTGATCCAAAGGTACTCAATTAAAACAAATAAAATCCAAACAAGATGTTGAACTATATTTTTTAAAGCCCACTTCATATTAGATTAAGCTAACCTAGTATAAAATTTTTCAATTTTTAAGAACTACTAGGAAAATCTGCTTGACTTAGGTAACATACAACAAAATGGAATTTGTGGCGAAACAATGACAACAACAATTTACGATATCTATAACAAACGTGTTGCTTCTGATACGCGTTGGTCTGCAAAAGCAAGACTTTCTGATGGTAACGTTTACTTTTTCTATACTGATATTGCTAAGTTTGAGAAAATAGCTAATCTTGAAAATGCAGTTCTTATTCTTGCAGGAAATGGGCAATTAATAGCTCAATGGAAAGATTGGTGGTTCAACAGCTTGGACACAAGCAAACTACCAGAAACTAAAGATAGCTCAGGAAAAGAGGCTATTAGTCTGCTGATAATTGATAAAAAAAATAACGAAGTACTTTTTGATGCAGGACATAAGTATTTATGCTTTTGTAAAGAAACAGATGAAGTTATTTCTGTTTTTTCAGGCTCAGGCAACTTGTATGCTGCTCAGTGCTGGAACTTGAACCGATGTACAGACCTTGCGATCAAGACTGCATCGACACTAGACCTACATACCAGTGATATTGTGAAATATGTATGCTTTGAAAGTGACGACAATAATGTCAGTGTACCAAACAATGATTACAACACCATCGTTGATTCGATGCTTACGGAGGGTTATTTTATGGAATTAAACATAGAAACTGCTGCTAACGATATTGGTGAGCCTTTATCTAAAAGTAAAATTCATGATGAAATTGCTAAGCAACTTTTCAATGGTGATGTTGTTGCCTCAGCTCCTGCTCCAGGTCTAAGCAACTTTAAGTGGGATGAGAAAAACAAGTCCAAATTTGAAGCAGCTATTAAGAAAGTTAAAGAGTTAGAGTCTCTTTAATTAATTAAGACTTATGTTTAAAGCCCGCTATTGAGCGGGCTTTTTCATATCACTCACCCAACTTAAATGCCAAGTAAGCTTTATGGTAAATGATATTAATTTTTTTCTGTATTTTATCTATCTGCTCGCGTTTCTGAGAACTAGTTAATTGCCTACTATCATTAATTGCATTCTTAGCTTTGGTTAACTTTGATATAGAGCGTTGAACCTTTGCTAATCCCGTTCTAGAACGTAGTTTACTACCATCATCTTCAAGTAGCTCCTTAATGCGAGTAGTATCACCAAGCTCCATAGCGCGCTTATAACTTCCATAGGCTTGATTAGCAGCATCAAGCGCATCATAGAACTCATTTGCAAACTTAGTGTTCGATTTGGGCGTGTCACCTTGGTAAAAAGATTTAATCACCGGGTATCTATTAATTGGTGTTTCAGCATTAACCTTACCAATGGCCTGTCTTGCAATCATATCGCTGACTCCAAGAACATAGCTCCCCATCGTACCGGTATAACCTAAAATCACATGCTCAATTTTCTTAGGTGACCAACCAAGCGTTTTGCCCAATGCAATTGCGGTGTCACTAGTGAAAGCACTGTAACGGTCTTGGGCTTGTTTATTTTGATCTGCCATGCCTTCAATAGGTGCATCTCTAAAGAATGAACGGTTTAATGACGTTTCAACAAGCGGCAGTATAAATTGGGGTGTAGGGTTTAATGCCATCGTTGTTAGGGCTGCATGCATTAATGACTTTTGCAGATCCTTGCTGCTCTGGTTACCCGCGGCGTAGTTAAACAACCTCTCTGGAATGGTGCCAAAAATCACGCCTAACTCAAATGGCTTAGGAATGCGCCAATGATCATCACCAGAAAAGAAATGCCAGTTAGCATCTTTATCCCAATCAGGTAATGCTTGGTAACGTTCGTCATCATCATTATACATAGCCAATGCAAGACTAAAGGCTGCGACTTTAATACCTTTCATTGCTAGTTCACGACTGAGCACTTTAACTAATTGATCATCACCTTGTGCTTTAGCCGCTCTTACTAGTTTACTCATGCCTTGTAAACGTGCGTTAAAGAATGGCAATACATCAACCATGAAATTAATTGTCGTAAAATTACCTTTAAGGCTGTAATCCATTAAGTCTTTCGCTTCAAAAGCTGCTTGTCGCTTACTTTTGTTGTTTGCTAATGCCGCTTCATATGTGCTTAACCGGTTGGCATTCTCAACCTTGTCGCTTATATTCCGATATGTTTCTAGTAACTGCTTACCGTTGGTCACTAAACTGCCTAGATAAGTATTTATCTCGTTCTCAGATAAACCTTTCTTTGCTAATGCTCTACGAGTTTGCTGTGCGGCAGCTTCTGGATCTGCTCCATGAATATAACCACCTTGGAAGGCTGCTCCACTGAATATAAGGTCTCGGTACGCTTCATCTTCCTTAAACGCTTTTTTCAAACCTTTAACGCTGTCTGCAGCAAATTTGAACCCATCTTTATTGATCATCCAAGCATGCGCCGCATCACGAATAAAGTTCTTTGCAATAAAGTCAGGTGACAATGTTATACCTGCAGTTAAAAACCTTTTTGCGCTACGGCCGATTTTATTAACGATATTCTGGCTACCCGAGCTGTTCACTTGAATAAGTGAGCGCATGAGAGCGGGATCACTAACTAAGTATGCTTGTGGCTCACCGTTTATCATAACTCGTACTTTACTGTTTCGATTCAACTCTTCTTGCGTCATGCTTTTAGCATCATCGCTCTTTTCATGGATCATAAAGTCAGTGCCATCAAGGTTTGATACGACTTCCTGCATAGCTTTGTTCTTGAGTGACGCTTCAATTAAAGTGCTTTGGCGAGTGATGATGTTCTCTAATAGGTCCTTGGTAGATTGTTTGCCGCCCTTAAGTTCTTTAATTTGTGCTGACTGGCCTGCAATACCTTTGCGTGTGTGAGGCTCGACGATAGAGCGTTTTATTGCATCCATTTCTGGATCGGTTTCACCTATATCACGGAAAAATGGGACGTAGTATTCTTCATCGAATGACTTGCGCTGCTGTGTATTAATGAGCCCTGCACCTTGAGCTACATCGAGAATAGCTGAATTGATTTTATTGTACTCGGCTCTAACCTCTTCAAAGAGTTTTTCTTTTCCTTTCGCTAGTGACTTGAGTTCTTCAATATCAGCTTTTGATAAATTATTTTCTCTTCCTTGTGCCTTTAATCGTTCAGCTCTGTGAGCCCCCATCCACGCTAACCAATCATTTAAATCGTTTTCAACCATACTAAAAACTTCGAGCAAGCCCTTTGTGTTTTCTTTACGTTGAATGATCCCGTCTTTCCATTGCGGCGCACCATAATTGAATACACCGTGTAATACGTCAGAAACTCCTGCCGCCAAACGCGCACTTACATAGCCTTGTTTATTGGGATCAGTTACACCAATCGCTTCCTCTGCTTGTTTAATGCCTGCAAGACCATCAAAGATACCTTCATTCAATCGGTTCCAAAAAGGAGCACTCTTTAAAGTCTCCATAACTTCAGCCGTTCGCTCTTTCGCTTTATCTGACAAGGTTTTCTGAGCACTTTCAGTTAAGCCCAGCTTTTCTTTGGCAGTGCGTTTATCAGCAGTCGTCGTTTGACTAAATTTATTTCCCGTCTGGCTGTATGCTAACTCCCCTATTGAGTCGGTGTATGGAGCATTTTTCGATTTAAAGCCTTTCACAATGCTGTGCAGCATTTCGCGCATATGAGTAATCTCATCATCTTCACGATACATAATACCGGCTTTATCAAGCTGTGCTTTTAGCCAACGCTTTAATGCCTGCCACCAATACTTAAGCTCACCTTTACTAGGCTCATTCTCAACAAATCGTGCAAATATTTCTTCTGCTTTTACGTCATCGCTGGAATCCCAATAATCTTTATTGGCATCTTTCCAATATTGTTCAAATGCTTTTCGACCTTTCGTTTTTTTTATGCGATTTAAGAACTCTTGATGTGCTTCCTTACCTATAACAGTGTCTAAACCACCATGAGCAATAGTTTCATGTGCTAAAGTTCGTTTTAAATCTGATTCGCTTTCAATATTCTCTGCTATTACATAGACCGTTTTAGTTTTATCGTTATAAGCCCCCTTAACGATTGAGTCACTTAAACTCATACGCCATAGCTTCTCAGCATCGTTAGTTGATTCGAGTACATGAATATTAATTCCATTGGCGCCATTCAAAGATTTAATGAAACTATTTGCTGTTTTTTCAGCATCACCTTTTGCAACACCTTTAGCCTTTTCTTTGGCATTGGATTTAGAGAAGAACTTGATCCCTTCAGGCGTTTCTTTATGTTCGATTGTGTCAAACAATGCTTGATAGGCTTCATTGATTGGGGTTTGCTCTGAACTCGATGGGTAAGGGAATGTATTGCCATCTTCAAAACCAAGTGACTCCGCCGCACTCCAAGCTTCATCACTAACTACATTTGCTAAATAATCGTTTTTAATTTTTCCTTTATTCAACTTATCGATTATGAATGTCTCAAATGAACGCGCTGTCATTTCAACATTTGTGGACCAATACTTTTTAGATTTACGTTGATCTAACTTTAATGACCGGCTGGGTAAATCGCTTGCATTAATAACATTTCGCACCCTCTTAAACGCTTCAGCCATTTCTGGGCGAACTTCATCGCCTTTTAAGTGATATGGTGACTCTGTAATAAAATCTGAACCGCTATTTTTTTGCCTGCCAAAATAATTATCAAGTGCATGCCACCATTCATGAGCAAGGGAACCTGAACCCGACTTCTTAGTTAAGTTAATAACCATATTGCCTGATTCGTAATGTGCTGCTGCGGGCTCTTTGCCCCCCGTTCCTCTGGCACCAAATGCAAGGCCAAGCTGACCATTTAAACTAAGCGCTTTCGGTGGCACATCTATCGCTTCTGCTAAATCCATCAATGCATCATATGCTTGGTTGAGATCCTTTTGTCTCTTACCCTGTTCAACCCAATTCCCAAATTCAACACCTCGAAACCCAAATGCTTCAGTAAACGTTCCAGGTGTTACATTATCAGAGTGTCTTTCTGGTCCTGTTCGTTCCGCATTCACAGGCTTACGCATATTCGGTGTGGACTTTAATTTCTGCAACTTCTCTTCAACTGCATCTCTGTTAGTACTTAAATGCTCTCGAGCTTCGCCCGGGGTTTTGAAGTCTTGAATTTTTAATACACCACTCGCACCCTTCCAGCCCAAATACACTTGGCCGGTATACCTGTCACGAAACACATTTATTTTGGAATGTCTTGCTTGTCTATTTGTTGATTGACTCTCAATCTTAATTATTTCAGCTAACTGCTTTTGAGCTTCTTCCAATGTCTCAACTGCATTATCTAAGCTTATACGGCGACCTTGTTTTTCAATAGTGTAAAAAGTTTTAGCTGGCTTGTGTTCTTTGCCATTGAACAAGCTATATTTGGCAGAACGTATGCGATATTTCGCCGCCTCTTTCAGAATTGCAGGGTTCGCATTTGCAATTGTGCCTAAAGCCTCTTTAGCGCCATTTAAAGTACCTTTGCGCATGAAGTGACTAAGTAAGTTAATTTCACTTTCAGGGTCGGCCCCCTCTTTCAAAACTCGATTAATCGATTGCTTAACTTTATCTACATAATCAGCCCAGTCGCTGACCTTATGACTCAATTTTGGTTTTGCAGGTATGCTCCCTCTTGCCATTGCAATAAAAGTTAATGCTTTAGAATCTGCGCCTTCATCTGACATTTTTTGGTAATCAGGTTGAGGCAAGGCTTTGCTAAGTGGTTTCGATTTTATTGAGTCTGATTTTTCGTCAAGGCTTTCTGCAAACCCGCCCCATAAATCTTTACGAGCACCACCTAACTTTTCACCGAAATCTTCAATGACTTCTGAATCACTTGTTTGCTTTCTTTCCTGTTCGCTAGGTACAGAAAAGCCGCTCTGTGGCGGCTCTGCTTTTTGCTCTGGTGTCTTATCATAAGTTGGCGGCTCTTTATCTTTTATGCCGAACTCTTTTCTTAACTCGTTATAAGCCTGCCGATTAATACTTTCAGGTGTGTCAGCATTAAACCGCTGATAAGTTTCAAAAGACTGCTCTGCAAACGCTTTATCAACAGCAGACTCATACCCTTCATCTAGTTTTTTCATAGCAGCTTCATAGCCAGGTGAATCTTTTTTAAGACCTTGCTTTTTAGCTTCAGCTTGAAGCCATTTCCGTTTAGATGTTTTTAGGATTGGTGGCAGTTCGTTTGTTTGTTCAAGGGTGACCGGGTCTTTTTCAATTGATTTACCAGTGTTGTCCTGAGTTTCAGTACTCGGCATTTCTTTTGCCAGTGGCACTAATCGCTCTATTGGTGCATCTAAACGAATTATTTTAACAGGCTTATTCTTTTCACTAGCAGCTAGCCATTGGTGGTGACCATCTAATATATGGTTATCATTCGACACTAAAATCGAACGCTCGCCGCCTTCGTATTCTTTAGCTTGTGTAACTTTGTTAGGTGAGAACTCTGCTTGTGTTGGTTTCAACGACTGTGCTGAAACTGTATCTTGCTTGTGCTCAATGCCTCTGGCTTTCATGAAGTTAACCATGGCACCGCGATTTTCCGCTTTTATTTGTGGCATTTCACCACGCGGTATTTTTTTAGTTTGGCTTTGTGGTGAAAAAGCCTGCCATTCAGAATCTATCATTTCGCCTTTGATGTCGGCCTGTTTTCCTGTGGCTTCTTCTGTTGCGGGCTCAGTGCCCTTACCTTTATTTTGAGCGGGACTTTTAATCGTCCAACCAAAACCATTATCAAAGGAAACTGCTTTAGTTTTATCGCCAGCTCTACGTGCTGCACGTGCCTCTTTGCTTAACAATGCATCGCGTTTGCTTTTAAATGGTTGTCCGTCCTTTTGAACGTTTATACCACTTTGATCACCTGAAAAAATTATATCTTTATGTTGCAATAAGTTCTCAGCGTCACGACCTGCTTTCTCTACTCGTTGTTGAGCCTCTTGCTTAGGCCTGCCATCTTCAGCAAAGATAATATCTTTTTGTTCAATGCCTTCTGGTTGCGCGGCAAGATCAGCAAAAACCTTTTCACGCGCTTGGCGATCCGCTATTTCTTGTGATGTTGGGAGTTTGCCCTGTTCTGGCTCTACAGTTCCTTCGATTGGTGCTTTTTCAATCCCTTGCCTGTTCTGAGGTTCAGCTTCTAAATAGTCGCCTTCATGCGTGTACTTAATGGGGCTAAAACGGTCCTCTGGTGTTGGTGATTTATCTAAAGCCGCTGCTTGTACTCGCTCATTGACTGACGGCGATCTATTGCCATCATTAAGTGCTTTTATTGAATCTTGGACTGGGCTAGTAAGCATATCACCATATTGCCCGGCATCTTTGTTTGACTCACCAAAGCCAGCTTGTCTCGCTGCAGTTGGTGCGTCATAATTTACATCACTAACTGCATCATTTTCACCTAGATTAGTTGTCACATTTTCATTAGGCGAAGCCTGCTCAGGTAATGGCTCAGGTTCTGATGCTGCATTAAATAAGTCGTTATCTATACCAAACTTTTCTTTCATGGTTCGAGCAACAATTGCAGAGGCTTCAGCATCAGTAAAACCTTGCTTTTTAGCCGCTTCAAACTGTTTGACTCGTACCATATCAATTGCTTCGTCTTGAGGTACACCTGACTCTACTAAACTATCAGCACTATTCTTCACTACCTCAGCTGTTCTTTGCTGATAGCCCAGTGCTTTTTGAGTTGCCTCAGAGCCAGTTCTAACTATACCCCCTACAACCAAACCGCCTACAAAAGCCTCGTCCAATTTTTCAAACTCATCCAGACTTTTGCCAGCCCCCCACTGCGCTAATGCTTCTTGGCCTGTCTCTGTAACGCCTTCACCAACTGCGCCTTTTAGTAGCCGTTTAGCAATACTAGGATCACGTACAGCTTCTGTTAATTCACCTTTACCATAACGCTTTGCTGTCTCAAGAACTCCATCTCTTAAAATATCTTTACCTAGTTGGCCCATGCTAGCTTTAATGCCAAGTCGTTCAAGTAGCATTTGCCCAGCACCTGACACAACTGCGCGTGTTGCATCTTTTTCACCTTCAGGCTGTTTTTCATAAGCTTCTTGTGCAAGGCCGCCGGCCATACCAAAAGCGCCTACACCCGTTGCAGCTCCCGCCATGTAAGGAATAGAGCCTGCGGTTAACTCGCCTGCATAGCTAGCAAAGTCACCTAGGCTATCAATGTCTTTGTATGATTTAACTGTAGGTTCATAGCTATTTTGTTCTTCAATATTTCTGTCAATGCCTTCTTGAGCCCATTTCGATAATGAACCTCCTTGACCTATAGCTCTGCCTAATGAATTTGTTTGATCTTCTTTAGGTTTGCCAACATCTGTGAAACCTTTTACAGCTCGGTAACCTAACTCTTGTAGCTTATCAACACCTGCACCAAATGATGCAGCTATTCCACTCTCTGTCTGTTCTTCAGCAAATGGATCTATAAATTCAATTTCTTTCTTAGTGAATGGGTCTATTATTTTATTGTTCATTTGATAAATACCCTTGCTGAATTGCAATTTGAATGGCTTGTTGTTCTGACAAATTTTTATTGGCTTCCATAAATTTAGCAATCACTCCTTTTGCATCTACACCATCAATATGACTTGTGTATTTGACTGTTCCCGCTTGCTTTTTATTTGATTTTTCTGGAGAGCTACTTTTCCCGTAGATGCTGTCTAATTGTTCCATCTGCTTTTGAAACTGAGTCTCTACACCTGCGATCGCCTGTTCTTTCGCTTCTCCTTCTAATGGAATAGGCGCCCCTTTTCCAGATTCAACATCTGCTAACGCTTTTGCCTTGGACTCAAGCAATTGCATCTTAGCTTTTCTATATTCAGCTTCTTTGGCGTCATTAGCTTTAGATTGAGGGCTGGTTCGAATGCCCATATTCGCATTCAATTGCATACCAAGACGATCGTAATACTCTGGCCGTTCCATCATATCTGCCATTGTCGCAGCAGAATTGATCGTTCCGATAAGTTCTTTTGGTGTGAAAGTTAGAACAGGATCATCGCTTTGTGATGTTCTGCCTTTAGTCATGGGTTTGACTTCTTTAGAGCCATTTTCATATGTAACTTCTAAAGCCAATGCAACACGGCCTTCTTTATCTTCAACAGGCACAAAACCAGCGAAATTAACATCTGCGATTTTTGCACCGACTAACTTATCAAAATGCCCAACAGATGAATTAATTTTCTCTTTGAAAACGTTATTGAATAACTTGATTGAGTCGGGTTCGTTTACTTTAGAAAGCTGGCCCGTTTTGATTGCTTCTCCCATAACACTGTGTAGTTGCTTAACGCTTTCACGTAAAGCGGGATCTGTATATCGTCTTGGATCTTTCGTTGGATTTCGCTTAAATACTTCTTCTAATGCTTCTGGTACTTTCCCGTATTCACGAAAAGCTTGCCAACCTAGCGCTATATCACCTTGATCTTTTTTCCAAGTATCTTGTTGAGTTTGGTAATTTTGCTGCCATGTAGTTTCAGCAGCACGCTGTTCTAGTGATTTATTGCGATAGTCATTCATTGACCTAAGCGTTGCTTTTTGATGTTCATTGTTTTGCTTTGCCTGCTGATTTCTAAATGCCACATCTTCTGCACGCTCCGCTTTTCTTTGTTTGTCTAAATCAGCTAGTCGCATCTGTCCTTGCTGATATCGTTCCTCATTTCGCTTATCTAAATCACTTAAACGCTGTTCATTGAATTGACGAGACTGATGGCGCTCCATCATGTTGAAGCCCTTTAACGCGCCATCTACGAATGCACCTGCCATAACTCCCCCTTATAAAGAACCTGCAGCAAAACCAATTACAGCACCAATAGCAGTGCCCCAGCCTGGCATTATCTGTGTGCCAATCATTGCGCCGGTTGCAGTGCCGCTCATTTGCGAATTTTTTTGCGCCTGATCAGCTTGGTCATTTGCTACTTCTCGGTTTTGCTCCATATCTGAGAGCGTTTTGAGTGACTGAGTTGATTTGGCCTTAGTGCTTTGGCCTGCGTTCATAATTGAATAAGACATTAGACGTTTCCTATATCAGCAAGCGTGCTTGTAGCACCACCTTGACCAGTTAGTATTTTGTTTTGCAGATCATCCACTGAACTGCGTGTTTCATTATTGACAGATGCCGTTGTGAGGCTTTTAAGCAGGTTATTATTGTTATTATCTTGCTTGCTGTTTGCTGCGTTAACACCAAAACGTGCTAGCTGCCGATCCTCGCTTTCTTTAGCAATCTTGAAGTTGCTATTAATGTTCTGCTCATTTCGTTCAAGCTGCTCTGTTAATAGCGAATCATCCGTTGCTAACGAAAATAACTTTTCCTGCACAGGAAGGTATCGCTTTTTATAATCTTCAAATTGCTGACGAGTTAAATCCGCTAACGCATCTTGATACCGACCTGTGCGTATTTGGCTTGAATCAACTGCATAAAGATCGAATGGGTCATCTGTTGTTGCTGGTGTGTCTGCCATGGTGTTATCTCCTAAGTTGTTCTTGTTGCATTGATATTGCTATCGTCGAGCAAGCTACTGTTAGTAGTTGCGTTATAGGTGATTGTGTTGGCATTGTTTGCATTTACAGCGGGCTGATTCTTGTAGTAACTAGCCCCTGCGCCTGCAATCGCACCAGCAGCACCAAGTAAGTTGTCACTTTGCTGTTGTGAGATGCTTGCATCATTAAAGGCTTTACGCTGTGAGCTTTGTGCAATGTCCGTTAAGGTCGCTGTTGCTTCTTGAGATTGACCTTGGCCCATCGCCATTACATTGCTCATTTTGTCTATATAGCGTTCTTGCCCTGCTACCTGTGACCGTGCTGTGGTGTCACTCGATACAACTGATTGCTTGTCGCTTAAGTCGCTTAACGTACCTTTAAATTTACCTGAATTTGGATTGACACCACTTGCAGCTAAATTCGTGGCGGTGTTTGTTCTTGCATTAGTGAATGCTTTTTGGCTACCAAGGTTTGCACTTTCAGCAATGTCTGAATAAACACTTCCATCATTCGCTTCTTTAGCGTCATCAATAACCATATTTTCAAATGGAACTATGCTGTCTTGATAGTAAGCCCATTCCTCTGCGTAGACTTTTGCGAGCTCCTTTTCGTACTCAGTCTCTTTAATATCCCCGCCTGATTTACTCATGCTTTACAAACCTCTAAAAAATGCCGCCAGACAACTAAACCGTCACGCACACAAACTCGACGCCAACCATAAGCCGGTGCGACTTTATTAAAACCTTTACGTGCTGTTGAAAACTCTATGAAGGATGCCCGGCCACACTTGGCAAGGCGAATGATGTGATAGAGATACCGGTTGATTGCATCGCCCCCATGACAAGAAGCAACGCACACTTGGATATACTCATGTTTCATTTGCGAACGCGGCCTCAAAACAACGAAGCCATCGGGCGCCACAAACAAAAAAGCCCACTCATTTGAGCAGGCTTTATCTATTTCATTGAACAAGTTGGGTTCGTTCGCCGTGTTACCTATTCGCGTTATTGGCTCTTTAAGCCGGTCACGGTGGTTGGCCCATGACACACACTGCAGATACGATTTGTCCATTATGTAAAAATACTAACCTATATTGGGGGGTTTTGCCATTAACTAATCGTTGATCCATCTTTGAAGGTTTGGCAGATAATGCTTTGCGCCGGAGCGTTAACGGTCTGCGTTCCTTCCGTTGATGTCTTCTTGATTTTTAATGTTACTGTCCTACTAGAGTTCGCTGGTATTGTTGCCGCTAATGTTTTGGTTACCGCAGTTCGCGTTCCATCATCACCACTAAATGCATGCGTGTATGAATCTTGTGCGCCGCTGAAACCTGATACATATAACAATACCTCAGCTTCTGGCGCCGCACTAAAACCATGACTACCAATAATCTTAATTCCACTTACAGTAACACTTCGAGCAAATGGCAAACTTGCAATTGTAAAACTGATCACCGTGTATTCTTGGCTATGAGTTGTCGCATTTACGTTAGATGATGTTTTCACTCTTAAATCAGTTACATCACCCTCTATGTTTGCAGCGTAAACGGTTCCATAGAAACTCGCATTATTACCAAACAAAGTGTTGATATAAGCCTGATCTATTTGTGCACTGCCAATTGCACCATTTGCAATATATGTACTAACATTTGAGCTCAGGATTTTACTAAGTCCAGCAAACGGGCCTAGCACGGGTTTTCCTGTTATCTCGTCATAATCCAAGTAGCCTGTTAACTCATTGAAAGAGAGCGAATTTTTTGCCGCTAGAGTTCCAAGCGTAGGTTTCCCTCCCAACTCATTGTAATTTAATGAATTTTTACTTGCAAATGTCCCTAGTCCTGTCACTTTAGATGATGGTATAGCCCCTGTAGACGACATAACTACATTGCCACTACTATCTTTTATAGTGACTGATTCAAGAGTTGCGCTTTTAGCTAGCATATTACCATTAGGATCAATCGAGAAATTGTTACTTCTTGCTCCCGTACTTGGATTATAGTTTATAGATGGAGAGCTTAACTGAGAGCCTACAACTACACGGTTTGATAGCAACTCATCGGTAACTAAGCTTTGAATAAATGCTTGGTCAATTACTGCCGTATTTATAACTGTCTTGCCGTCAGAAACAGCAAATACAGGAGTTAAGTTAGTAGAATCTTGATCTGTTATAACAGCAAACTTCGCGCCCTTCACCGCAAATATAGGTTCCACACCATCATTTACAAGGCCAATACTAGACTGCAAGCCGTTAACATTCGTTTTAACTCCCCAAAGCGATGAAAAAACACCTTCGTTTGTCGCGACTGTTTGACTAAGTGTTTGCAGGCTAGCGCCAACGCTTGAACCGTTAGTATCTTCAATTTGTGATTTTAACGTTGTTGTTGCAGTGCTAATAGCGTTGTTTGCTGCTGTTTTTGTATAGTAGTTGTTGTATAAATCCGCGCCTATGCTGCTACCAGCCTGATCTTCTATGGTGCTTTTTAATTGCGTTGTCGCATTGCTTATAGCACTATCTGCAGCCGTTTTTGTGTAATAATTGGTTTTTAAGTCCGACACCAAGAAATCGATATCACTATCAAAACTAGACTGAAGAGCATTGATTGCTGAGCTTATGGCGCCATCTGTAGCAACTTTCGTGTAATAATCAGACACTAGCATTGCTTGGTTGCTATCGATGTTAGATTTTAAAACTTCTGATGCTTCGCTTATTGCTGCATCCACTTCCACAGTGGTTGAATAATTAACCTGCAAGTCTGATTCAAGATCATCAATAGTCGAATTTAAAAGCGTTTTAGCTTCGCTAATTACAGCGTTCGTTTCTGCCTTTGTTAAGTAGTTAACAAATAAATCAGCACCTATGCTGTCGCCGCTTGGGTCCTCGATTACGTTTTTCAATTGCGTTGTTGCTGAGCTAATGGCGCTATCAGCTGCGGCTTTCGTGTAGTAGTTCGTTTGTAAATCAGCGCCGATACTATCACCATCAGGATCTTCCATCGCTGCACGCAAAGCAAGATCAGCACTTGCAATTGCTTCGTTTACACTAGCGCTTGTAAGGTAGTTGTTTATTAAATCTGCTTTAACGTCACCTACATCACTATCAAGCTTTAATAAGTCTTGTGCTGTTGCTTGCGCCTTTGTAGCAAACGCTGTTTGCAGTTGGTATAAGCCTGCGTTGCTTTCATCTATAGCCGCATTCAAAGCAAAAACACTTTCAGACAGAGCAGTTTGCTCATTAGCAAGCACACGCTGATTGAGGATTAAGTCAGCCTCGGCAAATATCCGTCTTTCACCTTCTAAGTCATTAGCAAGCGCGTTTTCGATAATCGCTTGTGCACTTGGTTCAAACTCGGCTCTTAACTGTTGGCTGGTGCTTGCACTGGCTTCTACTGCGTCCGCTTTTGTTTGAAAATCATTAAAGAGCGTAGCGCCTAAGCTATCCCCGTCTGGATCTTCAATTTCACTTTTTAACGCAGTGGTTGCCTGGCTAATGGCTGTGTTGGTTTCTGCCGTAGTTGAATAATTAACTTGTAAGTCTGCATGTATTTCCTCTTTAATGCCCTGATCACCATCTTCAATATCTTGAGTTAGTGAAGATCTTAGCGCTGTTGTCGCATTTGTTATGGCACTGCTTGTTTGAGACTTCGTGAAAAAGTTTTCATATAAATCAGCATTTGCATCATCAATATTTGACTGTAACTGTGTTGTTGCATCAGCAATCGCCTGATCCGTTATTGTCTTGGTGTAGTAGTTAACTTGTAAGTCAGCGCTTATTTCATCAATAACAGTCTGGTCACCGTCAGAAACCAATTGGCTAAGCGTTGAGTTTAAGGCTGTAGTTGCGTCGCTTATTGCGCTATCTGTCGCCACTTTTGAGTAATATGAATTAAATAAGGTAGCACCTAAACTCTCACCTTCAGGATCTTCAATTGCGGCTTTTAGTAATTGGTCCGCCTGCGTAATAGAACTATCCGTTTCTGTTTTAGTGTAATAGTTTTGGTCTAAACCTGCGTTAATTAGCCCAATATCAGTTTCAACGTCGGATCGAAGCGCCGTTACCGCAGAACTTATAGCGCTGTCAGCATTCGCTTTCGTGTAAAAATTTTCGTAAATATCAGCACTCACGCCATCTATTGATGATTGAAGTTGCGTGTTTAATTCACTTAAAGCGCTGTCAGTATCTGTCTTAGTATAATAATTTAACTGTAAGTTCGCTCCTACACTATTTCCATCTGGATCTTCAATTAAACTTCTTAACGCTGTCGTTGCGCTTGTTATCGCTTCGGCTATCGTTGCCGATGTGTCATAGCTGTTCAATAATGTTGCTGATACGCCGTCTATAGATGACTCTAATCGCGTAACCTCTTTAGCTGTCGCCAAAGCAGTTCCAGCAAACGTTTCTTCAAGCCTGTATAATTCTGCTTGGCTATCTCCAAATTCGGAGCGTAGTGCAAATATAGATTCAGCAATAGCCCCTTGTTCGTCAACAAGCGCTTGTTGTTTGGATATTATTTCTGCTTCAAATAGAAGTCTTTGGCTGTTTGATTCATCATTTGCCAACGCATTTTCAATCGCAGCTAGGCTTAACGGGTCCATTTCAGCCCTGATCTGTGTATTTAACTCAGCAAGTGCACCGTCTGTATCGGTTTTGGTGTAATACTGAGTAAACAGCTCAGCGCCTAGGCTGTCACCGTTAGGGTCTTCGATTTCACTTTTTAGCGTCGTTGTGGCTTGAGCAATCGCACTATCAACAGTCACATTCGTATAGTAATTACTTTGTAAATCTGCAGTGACTGCTTGCAGTGTTTCGATATACCCATTATCAATGGCTTGGTTTAGTTCTGATCTCAACGCTGTAACACTATTTGCAATTGCTTCATCAGCACCAGCAATAGTGTAAACACTATCAAAAATACTGGCTTCTAAATCATCAATGCTGCTACTCAGTTGAAGGGACGCTTCGCTTATAGCGTTGTCTATTTCTGTTTTTGTCGAATAGTCGCTTATTAATATAGCGCCAATGCTATTGCCTTCTGGATCTTCTATTTCACTTTTTAAAAGCTGCGTTGCCTGGCTTATAGCGCTATCTGTTTCAATGCTTGTGAAATAGTTGTTTTGTAAGTCTGCGGAGACTTCGCCTATATCGCTATCTATTGCTGAACCCAACACGGTTACTGCTGTACTTATCGCGCTGTCTGTTTGTGATTTTGTGTAGAAGTTTTGGTAAATGTCAGAACTTGTGCCGTTTATGCTTGATTGTAGTCGCGTTTCAGCTTGGCTTATGGCTTCTTCAGTATCAACCTTTGTAAGATAATTTGTTTCTAAGAATGCTTTGTTTTCATTTATCGTACTAAGTAGTTGGAACGTGCTTTGTGCATTTGCTGCCAAGCTATCTGAAAATGATTTGGTTAACTCTGTTATGCGAGCGCTACTGTCATTGAATTGCGACTCAATAACAGTTAATGACTCTGCAAGCGCTTTTGTCTCATCCGTAGTAACTTGCTGTTGCTGTAGAATGTTGGCCGTTATAACTTGTTGTTTGCTGTGTGCTTCATCATTAGCTAGCGCATTATCAATAACAGCTTGTGCCAGCGGGTCAAACCGGCTGTTCAATTCAAAAATAGAGCGCGATATAGCGGCTTCGGTATCTGCCTTCGTAAAGTAGTCAGTGAAAAGCGTTGCGCCTAAGCTGTTCCCTTCTGGATCTTCAATTTCTGACTTGAGCAATTGCGATGCTGTAGTGACTGCTTCGTTAGTTTCTGCTTTCGTAAAATAATCACTGGTTAATGTCGCACTTATCTCACCGTCAATTTGTGATTTTAACTGTGTAGTAGCTTGGCTAATTGCACTATCAGTTTCAGTGATGGTGTAATACTGCGTGTCTAATGTGGCCTGTATGCTACTTTCAGTGTCTTGCCCTGCTATCTCAATGGCAGACTCAAGATTTGTGGTTAGTTGGCTTAGAGCGCTATCCGTGTCCGTTTTTGTGTAGTAGTTTGTTTGGAGTGAAGCCCCTAAACTATCCCCTTCTGGATCTTCAATCATTGCCTTAAGCTGAATACCATAAGCAGAGATAGCACTGTCAGTTTCGACGCTTGTATAATAATCATTATTAATTAAAGCGCCCAAGCTATTACCGCTTGGATTTTCGATTTCAGCCTTTAGTTGCTGAGCGAATAGACTAATAGCACTATCGGTATCAACCTTCGTGTAATATTGCGTATTGAGTAGGGCCCCTACACTAGTACCTTCAGGATCTTCGATTTCTGCCTTAAGCTGATTTCTTGATGTTGCTATCGCCTGATCAGTGGTCGCTTTTGTGTAGTACGTATTTGATATGTCACCGCTTAATGATGTGCCATGTTCTTCAATTTCTACACGTATTGTTTCCGCTGCAGCAGCAATAGCTTCATTAGCTTCTGTTTTGGTTAGAAATTCGGCCTCTATCCGAGCGCTCATGTTATTAAGTTCAGACTCAAAAAGAACAAACTTAGTCGCGTTATTTTGCCAATTCTCGTCGTTAATAAGAGCCGCATCTATTAACTGTCTTGCTAAATCGTCATTACTTATTTCAATTGATTCAACTCTGTTTTTAGCTTCATCGGCGCTCTGTTTAGCATTTTCAGTTTCAACGTTTAAAGCATTGATCGAGTTGTTAATGTTAGGTATTTCTACTTGTATATTGCTAACGGCACCTTGAATACTAGGTATATCAATTAAAAATTGGTCTACGTTCTCACGCAAAGCGGGAATATCAATTTTAAACTGGTCAATATCAGTCTTTAACGCAGGTATCTCTACAAGACTAACTTTATCAAGATCTGATCTTAGCTCTGGAATATCAATAAAAAACTGGTCGACATTGGTGCGTAACTCAGCAATATCAATCTCAAATTGGTCAATATCGACTTTTAGTGCGGGTATTTCATCTAAAACTATACTGTCTATTAAGTTTTCAATATCAGGTATAGAATCGATAGCAGAAGTAAGGAAGTCACCTAAATGTGATTTTTCAATCAAGCCGCCAATTTCATCCAAGATCATAGCAGCTGATTCTTGTGTTACCACTTTCAAGCCAGCTGCGCCCTGTGTCGGTCCTTTCATATCTGCGACATTTACAAAGCGAACCCAATAATAATATTCAGCCCCCATACTAACTGAATCACTAAATACATCGGCTACTTCTGTCGCAATAAGTACAGCACTGCTAAATGAGTCGGTTTCACTTCGCCAAATTTCAGCATAAGCATGGCCGCGATACGTTGGAGCATCCCAAGTAAGCGCAATAAAAGTAAAGCCGCCAGTCCCAGTTAAATTCACTGGTTTATGAGGACGCTCTACGCCTCCAACTTTGATAGGTAAGCCACCTCCATTAGTGTTACCACTTGTAGCGCTTTGGCGCAGGGCTGCTATTTTCATCTGCTCAAGATTTACCAGATCTTTAACTAATAACGCTCTGTTTTGTCCATCGCCACGCTGCCCGGTAAGTAACTCTATATTTTCAGCTAAAGCGCTTTGCGTTTGTTTTCCGCTTTGTCTGCCAATGCCAGGGAAATCACTTCTTTTTAGCTTCTTTGCCATTAAGCCACAACCTCACGCATCGTCGTTGCAATTGATACACTGTGTATTATGCCGCAGCCGTACACTTCAAACGCCCACGAATCGCCGCGTGTTGGGGGGAGTCTGAACGCAGCGCTAGGAATTTTACCGGGCTCAATGTGCAGCACTTCTATTTCGTCAGCAAAAATCCGTAAACCTGATTGGTTAACATTAACGCCTTTAACCATGCCACAAGCAAAGCTTATGTCTTGTGCTTCAAAGTCCTTAGAACGCCACTGATAACTCATAACAGACGGGCTGGATTCCCACTTGCTTAGGTTTCCTCCTTGGCATGTATATAACGCATCATCAACTAAGCTGTTAAAGCCACAGTCTGCAGTTGCTGTAAAATGTCGAAAGTCACCTGTGATTGGATCAAAGATAAAGCCCTTATCCAAGTTAGCGCCATAAAATGCTAAATAGCGGCCCTCTTGGTGATAGGCTTCGATTGTTTGAGGATCGTACTCCTGCCATTGTTCGCGAGTAATTATTTGATTGGTCAGTATGCTGAGGCCACTTGTTGACAATGAAATTAAACCATCTGGACTTGCATAGATCAGCGAGCCATTAACAATAACTGCTGATCGCCCACTCACACACGCTTGATTAAATTCCAATTTTTGACCAGCCATTGCACTAGGCGTGATACCACTGAACAAGTACGGGTAACCTTTAGTGAGTACCGCCAATGTATTGCCTAGCGCAGCAACTGTCACAATGTCATGCTCTGTAGTCTGCTGATAGTCACTCGGCCATGCATAAGGCAAGTACGCCTCACTAAAGCAAACTGTGCTATCAAAAAAGCCTGCAAGTATGCCGTTTGCCATCGACGTTAAACCAATCATATTTTCGTTTGGCATTTCATAGTCGTATGTATCAAGTGCCGCACCTAATTCATCTCCTTGAATATCATCAGTGAAAGCGTTTTGCGAGATTGGTATTTCAGCAACAAATAAATAATCAGCTGAGCCACCTCCGGTTGCAGTTCTATAAATACGTCTATGTGTTATGTTTGATGCGTTCACGTTCGGCGGAGAAAATACCAGTGTTACATAGGTGCTATCTTCATCTGGATATTTAATTTCAACCCTTTGTGATGCTTCACCAGGTGGTCCTTCCTCACCTGCTGCAGTGACAAATGTATGAGTGTAATACCTTGTTTCGTCATCATTAGGATCAATGCTTGCACCATCTTCGTTTTCGTCAACGCCCTCAGTTACAGACGCTATAATTGGCACTTCTGGCGCTTGTACGCCTAACCGGTAAGATGCTGCAGGCATATTTGAGCCGCTGAATATTTCGTTGTTTGTTACTTTAGGGTATCCATCACCAGTAAAATACACACGTTGCCACGGATCATCAGCGATAGGACTTGGCACTGCATGAACGTGCTTATCCCACGCAAACCAATATTGATTTAAGTATTGGTATATTGTCTTTGCTGTTTGAAGTACCGCGATACCGGTCAAAGCTGGGCGTTTTAGTGGTGATAGGTTGCCATTATCAAAATGACAACCATATGCGATAGATGCAGATTCGTTGGGGAGTAAACGAGGATCGAGCTTAGGCCGTTCACCGGCAAAGGTTTTAACAGTGATTGCAGGCATGGTAATTCGCTTTATGTAAGTTGAAGTAGAAAGGTGGGCGTTATTGGTTTAGCTTTATTACTTTGCTCTCCCACTTGTAAGCTTTGTAGCAATGTTTATCACCATCGAAAGGCTTAGCTAAAAAATCAATGATGAGCATTTGATAGTTGTAACGCATATCCTGCCGCAACCTGTAGCTACGAGCGGAAATAGATTCAAGCTTGGTGCCATGGCAAATACTGCAAATTGTTATATCGATACTGTATAAGCTGTTGAAAGCCCAAGCACTGCCAAACAATGCAAATGCCGATAAAACAATAAAAGGCCCGATAAATAAAAGGCCACATAAAATATAGCCCGTTAACGTTCTAAAAGTTTTAATACTATCCATATGACGTCTACTCAAAAAATGCCTTTCTTGCCATAACAAATTGCAAGCCAAACTCTTTGAATTCGGCTTCATCGACAAGCGTCAATACTTGTGTGCCATCGCATGTTTCAGCGTTAAAATTAATAGGGAAAAATTGGTCGCTAACTTCAAACTCCTTAGATAACTCAAGTGCACTTTTTAACGCAGACAAGCCATTTTGGTTTGACTCATTAAGTGATATATGAACCCCCTTGAACTCTATGCCAAGCGCTTTTGTAATTTGCTTTTGGTACGGCTCAAGCACCTCTTGTGGAGTTTGGAGTAGAGGTCTTTCGGGCGCCTCAGGTAATTCCAGTGGCAACGTTTCAACTTCCTTACCTTCATCGTTCAAATAGGTTGGTAAATTCGCATTGTGTTGCTCTATCTCATAAACACTAATTAAATAAGCAATGTACTGTTCCGCCCAATCCCATTGTTCAACTTGTGCAAATTGTTCTGCAAACATTTCAATGTTTTGGACTTTGCCTTTTGCTATTAAATCAGGAATAAATTTAACAATAGGGCGTTGTTTAAGCTTGGGAATGCCGTACTCGTCAACGACTGGCCCTTGCTCTTCATCCAGAACGATAAAATCTAAAATAGCGTCTAATTTATTTGTCATTTTTAATCCATCCTAATGGTTCAACACAACGGGCTGTGCCTACTAAAACAGTGTTACCGTTTTCGTCGAGCATTGTGGTTTGGTTATCGGCGATATGAACTTTTCCATCATCTCCCCAGTCCGTGCCGTTATGTTTGAGTTCTGTGTATGCGTAGTTAATAAAAGCTTGCTGGTTTTCAACGACGTTATAGTTAAGCGCTTTAAAACCTGGGCTGTTATTAAGTGGTGCAATAATTCCTAAAGGCGGATGCTCTGTAAGAAGCGAACCTAAACCAATTAGCATTTCAAACCCATCACCAAATTGAACTTTACTCAGAGATATCAGTTCTTGGTCTTTACCATTCCCTGAAGCGTTTTCACTTGTGAGTATTTTACCTGTCAATGAATACCCTAAAGTTCTCCCTGTTTCATCCCTAGCTCTAGAGCTAGCAAATATATAACCAAGACCCGATTTTTCATTATGAACAAAGGTATTCTTTGTACTTTCTGTTGTTTTACTTGCGCATGTATATGTAATTAAATATATTGCCGAGCTTGAAAAGCTACCCGTAAAACTATTTTTAGCATTCTGAAAAGTTAATGACGACCTACCCCAGTTTTGACCTAAATTCAAAGTGCTAATGGTATTGATGTGAGTTAGGCAAGGTCTTGTTCCTCTTGCTTCTTTGGAAGTACCATCTGGAACAATTGGAATCCAAGCGCCAAGCCATCCCTCCTTCAAGTCATCGCAGAGTGAAATATTAGAAGGATCACCAATTACATCTATGTGAGTAAACGTACCTGATACCGAAGAGTTTAAATATTGAGGTATCCAGTACTCTGTCGGTACTTGAACATTTTGCGGAGCACCATCAGAAATAGGGTGAGTAAAACCCTCTAATAAATTTGCCTTAATATACGTAGTAGATAATTCTATTATTTTAGCGCCATAAAACTTTGATGTTCCATCGGGCTTAACCCAGATAAAATCTCCAATACATAAATTTCGCTCACTTCCAAGATTGGTCCCATAAATAGCTAGTGTTGGGTTTGCTGAGTTATAATAATAAGAGTTTCCAAGTGTAATAGCGGGAGCAAATATACGGAGTTTCTCACGACCTCGATACGTTCCTGATTTTATAGCCTTATCTTGAGTTGAAAAATCTTCAGGCTTTAGGCCCCAAGCTGAAAAACACATATCACGGCAAACCCCACCTTGTCCGCCTTCATAGTTGGCGTCATAATAACGACCATCAGGTCTTCCTGATGCTTGATAAAGCATTCTCCCAAAGTCTTTATTGGCTCTTGCTCCACCATCTTGCTCCAAAATCATGCAGTCAGCCAAAGTGCTATATTGTTTAGTGGTAACATCCCAGGTATCACCACCTGATGCCTCAGAGCCTACACGAACAAATCTATTTGCTCCCAAAGAATTAATACTTGGGTGATATGCTCCTTGATTAAGCCGGCTTTGTGTTCCCCCTACAAAAAAGAAACATTCTCCATCTACACCACCATATGCTGCCATTGTGTTACTAAATGGACGGAAAAGACCTATCTGATTTTTAGTTAATGTTGCTGAGGCTTGCTCACCATAATAGTGATGTCCTGTATTATCTACAAAAGGATTTCCTGTGTGAGGAATGTCTGCTTTGCCTTGAACTGCCACTCTATTGTAAAGATCATATCTTAAAGAGAGTAGATTTGTTGCCGCGTTGATATCCCCCCAATCACCATTACCAACCCCAGCAAAACTTCGCCCCCGAATACACCATTGGTAAAACTTACCCGTTTCATCATCAAAGAAAATATTGTTGTTAGGGTCGCTCGCTATCCCAATGCGCTGCGCTTCATTTGCTGTTTGCCAATTTACACCTTTGCCACGGCTTGCGATATCACCTTCATACCACGCAAAGTATGAAGCCGGACGAACATTGTCATTAACTGTATTAACGCCATTTATGCTTGCTGCTTGAGATTGAATTAATCCGTTATTATAAACAAACGGATCAGCATCATTTATTTCACGCAAAAATGCTTCAAACCCCCACAGGTCTACACGCTCTGTAACAACTTTATTTGTATCCGTCTCGCTTGCAAACGCTATAGAAGCGGATGCGTGTTTGACAGAAACACCTGTAGCACTATCATATGTTCGAGTGCCATCCTCTGTGGGAGGAAGCTTAATATTAGAGGCTATATTTGGATGTATAATACTTAAGTGTTCGATTTTAGTTACAACACCCGCAATATTAACTGTCGCATAATTTGTTTTTGAATTGCCAATGGCCACGGCGCTATCCGCTGTCACCCCCAAATGTAGATTGTCTAAAAAGTCTCCTGTAGAGATATTCCCTGTATAGAAGCCTTCATTAACCTCAATATAATTAGAACTATCAAGTTTTTTACCCTTGTGAACAAAACCACTGGCTGCAAACTTTTCATTATTAGCTGCACGGCGAGCTTCAAATTCAACTTTACGCATGGCCCACGGAAAGGGGTGAATAGCATCTAGTTCAGCAAGTTTATTATCATGGTCTCGTACCATTTGCGAAGGTGTTTTTAGAGCCTGTTTAACGCCATGGCTATCTGTTACCTCTTCGCTCGCTTCACCAGAGTTTAACCAACTTCGCAATTCATCTAAAAACAATTGCTTTTGGTTAAACTGGACTGATATTTGACCAGCTATGCGGGTAAGGATAGTACCGGACGTATTACGGATAATCGCATAATTTTCACCATTCGAAGTACTCCCTTCAAAAACACGGTCTAATGTGATGCTTGTATCACTATTTACTGCCGTTACTTCGTACCACGTTTTAGTATCAAGCGTAAAAATGTCTCCAATTGCAATAGAGATAACATCATTTTGCCAGTTTGTACCAACACCGGTTACTGATTGACTACCAACTGTTACGTTTACTGTTCCTACGCGATACCACGCGCCTGCACTTGCTGTCATATTACTGCCCCTTTTGCTGACCCATCATTGCACTATCAGCTTGATTCTTCTGCCCCAGCTGGTTCTCAAAAGCTTGTAAGTGCATAGTGCTCTTGTTTGGATCTGCCGCATATTCAGCGTCTTTCATATAAGAGCGGTATAAGATCCATTCAATGATGGCGTTGACGTATATATCATCTAATGCAATGACTTCACTTGCATTGTGAGCAATCATATTAATTGACGCCGGTGCTTTTGAATAAGCTAGTGTTAATTGAACGCCAGCTGTTACACCTGGATAAACGTAAAAGGTTTTTGGAACACGTTCGTCATAGATATAGAGCTGAACTTCTGCAGCATCAGTTCCTGCGTACCAGTTCTCATGGTTATCATCGAGCACTTGACGGTTATATGGACCGCGAATAGCCTTGCCGGTTGCGTTACGAGTGATATCAATCAATCGGAGTGCATCTGCTGGCAGTGCTTGTTTTGTGCCTTCTACACATGCAAAATCATCAATATCAATGCTATATGAATCAGGGCGGCGTAGAACAATTGCTCGCTGCGCATCATTCAAGTAATTCAATAACTCTTCTTCCGGCCAGCGAACAAAGCCAGGATCGTTTAGTAACTTATTTACTCGCGTGGTAATTTCTTTAGATGTGACAATAGCCATTAGTAAAACTCTCTTGGTTTAATTGGTCGCTGTTCGTCCAGCTCATTGATAGCTTCGCGGTATGCAAGGCGGTAACCGTCTACAAAATTACGACGGTAGTGCTCTGAAAAATTAATGTCAGTCCATTGGGTATTAGGCATTTTCATGAGTGTTGATGCGGCACCATCGGCAAGGTAATCAGCATACTTGCTGATAAGCGTGTCATTTGCGTCAAAGTCATCAGAGAGTGAGAACAACGGTGTAATGTAATAAAACACTTTAAAGGCTGAAGTATTCTTTGTTAAAAACACTTCGCCATTCACTGATACGTTGTAATCAAGTCCACGTTCTAGCTCATGACCGTTAGTATCGAGAACAAAACTAACGCCCCCAAACGAATGCTCATCATCAATGGTTAACAGTGCTGCCTCACCTTGATTGAATTGTTGTGAGCGAGCCAAATACAAAGACTCAGCGCAAAACTTTTGATATGCACGCTTAAGATGATCAAGTGCAAATTTCTCAAGAACGCCACCGCAACGCTCTCGAACGAGCGGGATCAAGGTAGACAGCTGAGCCATGATTATTCCTCGCCCTCTTCACTCGTTAAGGCACGAAATGCATCACGCACTTTTTTGCGGTAGTCATCTACTGGCTTTTTAGGGCCTTCAATTTCTAATTCATGCGCGACAACAAAGGTATCTAGCTGTTTTGAACTGTACTTAGCAAGATCAACTTCTTCGCCTTCAACAATCACTACCATGTTGGCATCAGCTTCAGCTTTCTTAGCGGCTTCTTCTGCAGCAAGTCGCTCTTCTTCAGCCAGTTTGTCCAGCATTTTTTGTCGCTCAAGAACGCCTTCTAGCTGACTTTCCTTTACCCACACGGTAGGAAAATCCAAAAAGCGTGGCGCTAATGCATCATCTACCGGAATAGGTTCATGACGTTTAAAAATGAGGCGCGTACCACACACGGTATCTTTCTTTACTGGTTTTGAACCAATATAAACAATATTCGTAGCCATTCTAATGACTCCATAAGTCAATAATTCAAATAAAAAACCCTGCATGAGCAGGGTTTAAGTTCAGTATCAAGCTGCTTTTAGTAGCCTTTGAATCGATACTCGATTTGCAATATTACTTCGCCAGTAGCAGCACCAACGCCTGAGTTTTCAATGACCAAATCACTCGGTCCGGTATCACCAATGTAGATAGGTTTTACCGGCGTCACATCAGTGCCAGCAGCAACCGTATCAACAACTGACAGCTCTGTTTCAGTACCATTTGAATCAACAAGCTTTGTCGTTAGCTCTGTGTCTGCGCCAAGCGCACCATTAATAACGCGAATACCGGTTACTTGTGTACCAATAGGCAGTTGCTCGGCTGCAATGACCGTTGAACCCGCAGCTAATGCAGCTAGCGATAGCGTAAGCACGTGTAATGACAAATTACCTTGCGCACCACGATAAAATGTTTCTTTCATAATCTTGTTCACTATTTAAAAGTTAGAATGAAAAGGCGGTATGAACCTCCTTTATGATTTACTGAAGTGTTACAGCAGTATCGAGAACCATTGTGCCGTAATCATTTACACGGCCTTCACGGTCCGCAAATCGCACTTTTTTACAGCCGTTCATCCAAACAATGGCTGTTTCATTGCCGTTGTCATGGTCGACTTTCTTCGTGCTCATGTGGAAGTGAGTACCTGACTCTGCTTTACCATACGCATTACCTAGCGCTTGACCACCCAGCAAGATAGCACGATCGATATCCGCACCCGCTGTTACTTGTTTGGTCGTTGCTAACTTGTCATTGTTTGAAACAGTAACAGTGTCACCTGCATAGAAACGCACAGGCTTACGATATTGACGAACAAGAATGTTACGCCACATGATCACATCACCTTTGAATACTGGATGATTGAAGCCACGACCACGCGCCATTGCACGAGACATAAGCTCTTGCATTTTCTTCTCTGACGCACTGTTCCATAAGTCACGCCACTGACGCGGAGTAACAAACAGGATGAAGAACGGTGACTCGTTAGCCATTTCGTCTTTTTCAAACGAAATATGTTTCATTGGGTTTTGCTGCTCTTCAAGGATCAACGCTAAGTCATCTAATTTGTCTAACGTTAAAATGTCTGCTGGATCCAAGGTTTCAAAAGACGTTGCGTCACCACCAAAGATATGGCGGTCATATGTAGGCGCTTGCACTTCATTAACCATGATTTCGTTAAACTCTTCATGGTCTTCAAGTGGGACAATAATGTCACTTGGGTTAAATGAACCACGTGCACCTGCCAGGTGATACATTGCCACTTCATCTTTGAGGTCGTTGTAGTAATTACCTAGAAGCGTTTTAGCAGTACTAAGCAGGTTATGCTTAGTACGCTTTTGGCTCATCTTACCGCCCGAATCAACCATTTTACGGCCTTGGTCAATGCGTAATTCAAACACTGTTTTGCTTAAGCTCTCGCCGCGGCCTTCTAGTTTCTTATCACCCATTGTTGGCAAACCATTTAGGTTGTGGAATAAATCCATTTCAACCGTATCACCGGCTTGTGATTCCAAGTCACGGATCATAACAATTGGCGCACCTTTCTCGGTTTGGTTTTTGCCATGATTTGTGTCTTTTTTCGCAGATTGCGGAGCACCGCCGGTCAACATGTTTACAAACGTGTTTTGACGGCGAGTGTGTGTAAACAGGGCTGCGCCAAATGCTTTTGCAGCCTGTGCTCTAGTGATCGTACTCATTATTTAATTCCTAGAATAAAACGTCCGACGCTTCGGATAACAAGGCATCGATCTGAGCTTCTGTCATATTAGACATTTCATCAGTCATCGTTGCCGCGTCCTTATCGAGCAAACTTGCATTTGCGCTAAGGTCGCTTGCTTGTGATCCTAAGTCGGTCGGTGAATTGGGGATTGCAGCAGATGGGACTTCGCTTGGCTTAGGCTTATGTTGCTCTCCAAACGCTGACTGGACGCGCTTTTCAACTTCTGCAAAGCGCTCTGCTACTGATTTATTTTTAAAAGACGGGTCACTTGCGAGCTTTTCATCTATAACTTGGGCCATTTCCCATTTATCTGAATCATTATCACGCCACGACTTCAGATGCTTTGAACTTTCAAAAGCAGTTTGTACTGGGTTGTCACTGACAGACTCTTGCTCTTGATTTTCTTGGGATGCTTGCTTATTAGCGTTGTGCTCTCGGAGTTGTTCAGCTAAAGCGCCGACCATTTCCCCTAAGTCTGGATATTCCTCTTTAATACGAGCCAACAATTCAGGATCTTCAAGCATTTGCTTAGGTAATTTACGTGCGTCGATACCCGCCTCTTTTAACTGACTGCTGTGCAATTCAGCTAACTGCTTAGTTTCTTCGTACTTGCTTTCCAGCTCTGCTTTTTCATCGGCTATACGTTGGCTTACCGCTTCTGCGTCTGCCGCACGTTGTCTCGCTTTGACTAGTACATCGTAAGGCAAGCTGTGCTGGCCGTTCTTACTCGTAATGTCTGTTGCTTCAACGTAGTATTTACCGTCGATTTCCACAAAACCTTCAGGCACATCACCTTTTTGCTCACTTGCTTCGGTTGACGATTCCGGTTTTACGTCTGTTTCAGCTTGTTCTTTGCCTTGGTCCTGTTCGGCTTCTGCTTCCGCTGTAGGCTCTTCTTTAGTGTCTACTACAGGCTCGCTTACTTCGCTGCCATCTTCATCACCAAAAAGCGTGTCACCATCAAGATCAACATCGGCCAGTGCCGCTTCGATTTCTTCTGGTGTACCGTTTTCTAAAATATCGTCGAGATTATCCACTTATGACTCCATCACTATTTGACACATAGCTGCGAAAATTAAAGTTGTAGGCTGTACGCTGCCTTTGCGAGTTGTTGTGCATCGCACAAAAAAGCCGCCTTGGGTTTCCCTAAAGCGGCTTAATTTCTGCGTAGTACATACTTAATTGGATTTATTACCGGTAAGGTTTACGTAATCTCACATCAACACTTCCCCAGCTAATTACATAAACTGGTTTGCGTTGCTTAATACTTTGATTTATTGGTTCTGGCTTTAATTGTTGTATTTGATGGCTTTCAACAGGCTTGAAAGCTGGCATTATGAACTTTAAAAAGAAGTGTTTTAATAAGTTCATATTTAGCCCTGAATAGCTTGTTTAACTATGGTGCTAAAAATAAAGTCTTTCGCTTGTTGTTCTACCGGTAGATGGTGGAACGGGACCATACAAGGATGCTCTTTTTTATCAGCATCTTTAACCTTGCCATACTTCCAACCTTGAATAGCTTTTTCAGCCATCCAACTATCATGGGAAGCACTAACCGGTGCATCAGGGTTAAGGATATGAAAAGCAACACCTTTAATCGCTGAGTCAATTTGCCATTGTGGTGCCATTTCCCAGCTTGGCTGCTCTTCGCGAAGTGCTTTGCAATAGGCACGGTTTACTTCATGGCACATTTTAGCGATAGCTGTCACCTGCCCCATATGCTCTTTTGGTATGCCCAGCTCGTCCGCGCCTTCAAAATCAGCAAACTCAATTTTGTTGTATCCATCTTCGAAAACTTCTTTAGGACTAATAGAGACATAATCATTTTCATAAAGTACTAAATAATCACCTGCTACTGGCTTGTATCTAGCCGTTAGTTCGGTGCTTGCTAAATACGGTAGTTGGACATCAGTACCCGGTATACCGATAATTAAAGATAGCTCGGGTTGTTCCTCTAACTTAGCTACTGATTTAATTTCAGCTGCCTGTACTACTTTGAAGCATTGAAACTCAGCCATTACTTCACGAATATGAACAGTTGCGCCATCATTACCGCACACTAAAACATTTATTAATTCTTCGGTTTGCTCACTCATTTTTACACCTGTATAGCGTCTAGTTGCTGTTGTAAGTTTGTTTGTATTGATGACTTAAGTGCTGCTACTTCTGCGTGTTTCTTCTGTACCTCAGCAATGATATTTTGCGTTTCGGCTTGGATCTTCTCGTCTTTCACGCCTTCAGTTTCAGCTTTCTTCTGAATTTCATTGATACGTGCTTCAAGCTGCTTATTTTCCAATACGATTTTTTGCACCTTCTGCTGAATTTCTTGTTGCTGCAGTTGCTCAATTGCTTGTTGTTTTTCAGACTGAGCTTGTGCCTGTGCCAATTCTTCCTCAGTCATATCCTCTTTAGCTTTTGGAATGTTCAAGGCTTGGCGTAAGGTTGATAGAAATTCTTCTTTGTTTGGCAAATCCATGAGCTCTACAAGCATTGGTAAAGTTGCGGCTTGAGCTTCTGGCGGTATTTGACTCATCGTGTTACTGAGCAGTGTCGCTTGTTGCTGTCTGTATGTTGGCGTGGCTTTCACTGGTGCAAGTGCCATGTGCCCGCGCCAACGTGCTACATCATTATTGCGTTTACCTTCAGGGTTTGGCTCATTAATAACAATAGAACGGCGCTTTGCTTTATCTTCACGGTTAACGGTTACCTCGATGTTATTTTGAGGCTTAAGATCTTCGATAATATAAGCTAGAAGCAGCTCACCTACTTTGTTTCGCGAGTAATGGAAATTATCGTTTATTTCAGCAAGTGTTGTTGTGCCTTGCTCTACCAAGTTGGCAATAGCTACACCACTTGTTGCATTACTGTCTTGGCCTAACATCGAGTTATAGACACCGGCACAATCTTGTATCAGCTTCATATCATGCTGCATCAAGTTAAACTGTTGTGCTGCAATGCCTACATCGTTTTGAATGCTTATTGCATCACTGGCCTTGCCTTTGTTCTTTCGCTCTGGATTAAGCTTGATGTAACCATCTGGCTTTTCAACCTCTTCCTTTACGCGCCTATCTGATAACTGTGTTGCATCTTCATCTGCGATAACACGCCTTGCTTGAAGTAAATAGTTTAAACGGATCACTCGAGCGTTAATGCCATCTTGTGCAGGTATCATTCGACTAACTAGACCATAAGGTTCGCCGCTTGCGTCTTTTTGATAACCGATGAATGGCACAAGGTTAAACATACCGCCTGGTGCTTCGCTTGGTCGATCAATAATACGATGTGGGCCAATAAACCATGCTTCACGTACATTAGGGAATGCAGCATATTCAAGCTGAACTTTACCGCTATTAACAGCTGCAACATGTGCCGTATTGTTCTTATCAAACTCGATAACACGACCGTCAGACAGTCGAATAATGTGAGCACGCTTCCACACTTTGTAATAGATAACTTGCAGTAACACACGTTTACGTGTTGTGTCTAACCACTCACTAGTTGCTCTATTCCAGCTTTGTGCATCACTCCATGCAGATTGCAGCGCATGATCTTCGGTGTGTTCTTCATCCAACGTTCTCAAGAAGTCTTCCCAGTGATTAACTGATTGCTCCAAGATTTCCTTATGCTCTGGAAAAGTCGCTATTGCTTCATCTAAATCAAGCCATTTGCGACGGGCAATCCAGCGTGCATCACTTCTATCAGCTTCAACAGCATGAAAATCCCACCAAACCTCACGACGATGAATAAACTTAATTCGGTATGGCGCTGCAAAAGGGATTGGATTTTTAGTAACTTCCACCCAGCCAATTCCCGCTTTTAATTGGCTCGCGTATGCATCAGAACACGCTCGGTCGCCATTAGCTAAGCGCCAATAGTCTTTGAACTTTTCATTAAGCGCCTTCGCTAGCTCTTCACCTTGATCGTCATCAGCTGAAACCATCAAGTCAGAACGTGAACGAGCTTCTAAGCCTAATACGCCATCAATTGTTGGGCCAATCATGTTGTGAACAATGTCAGGTTGCCCACGCTCTGCTAAAACAGCTTTAACTTTTGCACTTAATTGGTCGCCATCATAATACGCACAAGCTTTTGTTGCGGGTGTTCGCCAATCAGGTTGTGAGTCAATGTCACCAAGGATCGACAATAGCTTATCTAACGACAAGCCATCTTTGTTCTTTGCAAAATCAGCCATCTATTATCGTGCCATCCAAGAGTTAGGGTTGTGCGGTGCGGGAGTATTATCTTTAATGAGTTTCTTAGGCATTCTGACAAGCATTTCTTTAGCAATCATGTAGCTCATTACTTGATCATCAAAACCACCAGGCTGAGCGCCCATTCGTCCTTTTTTATCGTAAACAAAGGTGTTTAATTCGTTGGCTGTTCCGCGCCAAACAATGCCGTCCTTGTCATGTGTAAGTAGTTCATCCAAACCACTAGTGAGTATTGGTTTAGACTGTGCACTGGTATGCCATCCTACTTTTTTTGTTTCTTCGTCCGTGTCTTCACGATCAATGTGTTCTTCTGTGTAAATCCGGCTAGTCGGGTAAATCTCAACTAACTCTTGAAGTGTTGCATGACCGTGGTTGTTACGCTCTATGCCAATAAACGCCTTGTTATACATCAGGCCAATATGCTTATTGATATGAGCAAAGCGTTTAGGATCTATATGACCAAACCAATGAGCGACTTGGCGACCGTCTGATTTAGCACATACATCTAATGAGCTGCGATCGCCGTGCTCAAGTCCTTCTGCAACATCGCCGCCGATCGCATATTCTTCGTCATCGTCTGGCAGTTCCCAAACGAGTAAGTAACCAAGTGTTGACTGTGCTAGCTTGTCAGCTGCTTTAGATGATAAGTCCACTTTGCCATTCATCTTTTTAAGCTTGCCTGTATAGGGCTCAATCTCATAAACAATGAGAGGCTTTTTGCAACGACCTTCAACACGCATTAAGTCATCACTCGCAAATACTTTGCGGCCTGAAGTTAAAAACGCTTCCATTGGCGTAGATGGAAACTCCTGTTTCATCTTGTCCTTCATGTTGCGTTCTTTGCCGGTGTACCAACATATCTGCTCTTCACTGAGCGTTATTCCGTTGGCAGCTTCAACTGACTTAAAGTACTTAACTTGTTCTTTAGTTAGCTTTAAACCGCCTGTTGGGACTGGTGCAACATACTTAGGGTCTTCAAACCAAGGAAAGAAGTGAAACTTAAAGTTTTGTCTCGTTAATGAAATGCCTGACTCTAGCAATTCCATTGCTTCTACAGACATATCGAAAAAGTTACCGGCTGCGCCTTCTGCTGTAGACTCAACGAATATTAATGAGCCGTCATGAACAGCATTGAATGAGCCGCTTTTAACTTCTTCTGCCCGTAATGGGTATTGAGCGCATATCTTGCCGTACTCGGACACGTGCAAGACTTGAAGCGTTCCAGAGCGGAACGAAACCGCAACGCGAACCCAACTATCATTGTTGAACCAAATACCAGTGCCCGTTTTACTTTTAATCGAGCGCTTACCTGTCTTTAGCCAACTTGGTAACCGTTCGTATGGGTAAAGTATCTTGGATGAAAATATCGCGCTTGCTTCGTCCTTGCCTTGAGCAATAACGCCACACTGCCTGTTATCGTTGAACATAGCGTGATCAAGAATAAAAACTTGAATAGCAGTACTAAAGCCCAACTGACGCGCTTTTAAGATGATGTTTAAAAACCACATCGTCATAAACAACATGGTTTGTGCTAACCGGCAACGAAATAAAACCTCTTGGCCTTTCTCGTTAGCGATAATGTAAAGGTTGTTTAGTCGCCACCACCAACAGTCTAAATATGGCTCACAACGTTCTAACAGGTCTACATCATCTAAAGTGAAGCGTTCTTCTTCTGTTAACCAGGTGCTTTTTGGATATTTAGCGAGCTTTGGCTGCATTATTCACTTACCACCTGATCTAAGCCGTCAGTGCGACTATCAATGAAGTTATCAAGCTTGCTAGTGCCACCCGCTTCTTTTCTCGCTTTCGTAGCTTCGTGTTCAGCAATTTCCGCTTGATGTTTACCGCGCTTAGTTGCATGAACCAGTGCTTTAGTTTGTTGTGATATTCTTGATGTTTCAGCAATCAACTTGCCGCGTGCGAGTGAGTCCGTTTCAAGATTTGATAGCGTTTTTATAATTGATTCAACGCGTGTAATGTTTCTATCTAGCGCTGACTCTGCTTTGAATAATGACTCATAAAACCGCGCTGCTGTATCAACATCAGTTTCAGGATCTTCAAGCTTCTTATTGATCCCTTCCATGGCCTTCATAACCATGTGAATGCGTGCTCGACAAAGAGCGAGCTCATCTTCAAGGGTTGTGGCTTCTACAAGTTGATTTACTTCATTCTCGAAGTATTTTGTATAACCACCATGCGTTACAAGGTGCCGATTTCGAGTGCCAGGTTTTACACCGGGCTTTTGCTTACCTTCCTTAGTTTTACGCTCTCTAGCCTTTGGTTGTTTCTTCAAGTTGGTTTGAGGCAGCTTTATATAACGTCTTGCTGTTGCGTAATTAAGGCCGTGACTTTCACAGAAATCACGCGGGCCTATACCACTCTCTTCATGCTCCTTTAAGAATAGTGCCTTTAAATCGTCCCATTTTGACACTACTGTTCACCGTAGCCTGCCTTGCACTCAGCTAATGCTTGTTCATCGTCACGTACTAGTTCTCTCATACGTGCCTTATGGTACTCAGCATCTTCACGGCGTTTCTGAAGTTCAAGCTCATGCTTTTTGCTCTGATAACGCCAGTTCATTAAAAACGTTATTACTGTGAACAAAATACCAAGCGCAAGGGCAATGTTATTAAGTGACAATAAGCCACCGACACCAGTACCGATGCTTGCGGTGTAACTGGCTGCTGCTGTTGATTTATCCATTGTTAAATTCGCTGGCCCATTGTTTGGTTCGTTTAATGTTTTCATTGCATTTATCTATGACAAACTCTAAATACTGCGCATACGCTAACAAACTCGCGTTTCCTGCTATTTGTTTAATGTCGATGTTACAGTTGGATAGATATTCTTCCGGCGGTGTTACGTACACGTATTTCGTCTGTACCACCGTCCTTGTCACACTCGCTGGTTCTTGCGTACTTGAGCAAGCGGATAGCATCACAAGGAACGCTATCATTAGCCCATTGTTTAGTAGCTTCATCGCTTGACTCTCGTAACTTGTCTATTTCAGATTGTGAAGTATTTAAGCTGTTTGTTAGCTGGCTTACTTCATCTTGGTAGGCTTGGTTAATGCGAGATAATGACTCTCGCTCACGTATTAACTTTTGATTCTGCTTTTCGGTTAGTTCAACACTTTGCGCTAAGAACTCAGTTTGTATTGCTAGATTATCAATCTCTAAGCTTTTACTTTTAATCGTTTTATTAGCTTCTGTAAGATCGTTTTCAATAGTCACAAGTTGATATGTTGCGTAAGCCAGTGCCGCTAGTAATACGACGATAGCGATTCTTTCAATGCTGCTGAATAGTGCTTTGAACATTTGCTACTCCATCAAGACATATTGAACGCTCTTTTTCTCTTCGCTTGATTAAGCCTGGTAACCTTTCACCTTTGGCAAAAATCCAGCGTGACAGCTCATTGCAAGCGCCAATGCGATCGTTATCGTTTAACTTTTTAAGTAATGTGCTGCTTTGGAAGTTGCCTGAGCCAACGTTGTAATGAAATGATAAATACGCAATGTGCTCGCCTTGGCTTAGTTTTATATTGATAGCATTCATTAACTGTTCATTATGAGCTGCCAAATCATCAGCTAATAAGTTCAAACATTCATCTTCTGTGTACTCTTTGCCAACAACAGCTGTTTCAGTATGACCGTAACAAGTCGTCGCTATGCCAACAGGGTCAACATAGCCGGTTAGTTCTTGCCCCTCGAAAGTAGCGACTGTTACACCCGCAGCCGCAAGAATGCCGGAAAACCCCAGCGCTATAAGTTTTCCTGCTTTCATAGTTTGTTCTCAAATTTTAGGTATAAAAAAACCCGCGAGGTGCGGGTTTAACTAATCAATAATTGTTAAAAGTGACCAAAAAGCAATTGCTTAGTAATAACTTGATCTTGAGTGGTTCTAAACTTCAATTCAACTCTAAGGTTTTTCAATAAGAATAAGAACCGCTCATAATTACTCCCGCTCAATCCCCTAGCGGTAATGAGACTATGCGAACTATTAGGACTTATTCCTAACGGTCCTCCAAGCTCTAACTTAATCTCCTTAAAGCTAGCTTTTATTTTGTCCTCAATTTCAATTTGACTAAGCTCTTTGCCGCCCAAAAATAATTTGTACTCAAGTTTTATGGCTGCTCCGTTTCCATAGTTGTGAAGGGTGTAGCGATAAAGGCCTTCAGGTTTACTATAGTACTCAAGTTTTTCAATGACTGGCTGAATAGAGTTCAAGAATTGCTTTTCATTGTGCCTTAAGCCGTTCCATGCAAATAAAAAAGTAATGAGTGCTGCTGCAGTGGCAATCAAATCACTCAACTTCACTTCGAATGAAAAGCCTTGACCAACAATGACCCCTGCTGAAAATGTCAATAAAACTGCTATCACAGTCATTTTATCAAACTTCTGCATGCTTTCTCCTTTTAAGCGTTATAGATATAAGATTAACATGCAAAGCTTTGTGGGAATATAAAAACAAAAAATCCGCCAAGTCATAAACTAAGCGGATTTCTTCAACATGGAAAATACTATATCAGGATTGGGGGGTTTGCAAGTTAGAATCGTCATTTTCTGGCTCAACAAAAAATGGTTTGAAATAAGGTAGAGACTTAGAAAAGACTTCATCGAAATGTTCATCACTCAACAAGCCTAGCGTATTTATCAAAAATAACGCCCTCTGCAAATCAATTGCAAACAACGCAATATCAAAATCCATACCAGAGTTTGAGTGTAATTTAATATGTATCCCAATAAACATAAAGTTTTCAGTTACACTTCTTAGCTGTTCTTCTAAAACAACGCCTTTTGCTGAAGTATCCAATTGGCTTAATCTGTCTAAGCTTACTATGGGGTTGTCTTTATTAAAGATGACATTACTAGATTTCAAATTAGCATTTTGAATTTCGTGATGATTGTTCTCAGGAAAAGCATGCTTGTATAGCCTTTCAGAGAAAATTAACAAGCTCTCCCCTTCAACTTTAGAATTATACCTAAACATTTTCTTACTCAATACTAACAAATTATCTAATTTATCCTTAAACCTTTGTATATGCTCATGATAAAGCAAGAAGCTTTCTTTTTTCATGTAAAGTGACAATTGACTCTCAAGTCTATCAGACTGTTTTTGAGCTATTTTTAATTGTTCAAATGCTAAATTTTGCTGCATCTTTGATAATCTTAGCTGTTCAGAAAACTGCAAGCTTCTAGCGTATAAACCCAGTAACGTTGTTATAGTTACCATTAATACAAAAAGTCTAATGGGTAATGCAAACGCAGCCTCCATACCTACCCAATTAGATAACTTCAATACATCATAGTCGATTTGATTTCCAACAAATGCAAACTGAGCACCTAATAGCAGTAACGGTAAAATCCAAGTTAACGAAAGAGAAATTTCAAACCTAAACCTCCACTTTTCATATTCCTTTTCTTGGTAGTTCTTGTGCTTACTAACTAAGTCCAGATTTTCCATAAACTAACCCTTAAACAACACTTTTTACACTTCCTCTATGCATTCTCACAGAGCTAATTACAACCCCTTCAAAAAGGTACTCATCATGCTTGGTAACTTTTACGGGTGGGTATTCATCGCTTGCAGAAAGCAGCAAGTTATTCTTGAGATCAGCAATTTTACAAACAAACACGCCGTTGTACGCGCAAACAATAACATCGCCATGCTTAACATCAACGCTGCGGTCAATGATTAGCAGGTCGCCGTCAAAAATTCCGACTCCTTCCATAGAACGGCCGCTAGCTACTCCATAGAAGGTTGCATCTTTGTTCTTCTCGATTAGCCCAGCAACTCCATTTTGAAATTCATTATAACTATTTCCTTTAATTACATTACTTAGCAACACGCTCATAGCTCTACCTGTTTTTGAGTTTTACATAACATTAATAATTAGTGGTTTCTCAAAATATTAAAATCAGTAAATTCTGAGTCCTGCTAGGTATAGTTCGTATTTCATTAGGGCTAGGTTAACTGTTTTTATCTCGCTCAATTTTGTCTGCCAAAGCTCTTAGCTTATATGCAATCGTCGCCTTGGTATCATTCTTATTGAAATAAGCTTCTAAATGTTCATTGTCGATATCTAGAGCTAATGTGAAATTGCAGTAATCGCCAAATCCTACTGGCTGTACTTTTATGTTGGTGAGTTTTTGCTGCATGTTAATCTCCTTATTTCATGTCTATCTGCGCACATACAATATTTTCATACTATTGTAGCGCATTTAATCGAATGTTTGCGCACTTTTATAAGAGTTAAATTTAAAATGACGATATTTATCAAATACTAAACACCGCAGTTTAATCTTGTGCGCAGTCAGCTTGCGCAGTGTATAGTTTGATAATCTCTTTTATCCTGCCCCTTAAGAGAGAGTTGTCACCTTTGCTGTCAATAATAGCTTTTTGTAGGTAGCAAACCATTTCTATAAATGCATCTTCCCTGATTTCATCATGATCACTCATGTACATTTTGCAGAATGAATCAAAATTAGCCTCTATCTCTGCTTGCGCTTCCTCTGCATTATAACGCTTAAGAATGTCAGCTATGCCGTATTCATCTACTGGCTTTGCTTCTGTCATACTAACTCCCACTTAAAAGTGTGCAGCCCTGTCATTACCCTTTTAAAAGTTAACCTAGTTATAGCTCGCTTAGATATATCTTCATTAGGGTTAAATGACTCTAATCGGTTCGGATCGTAATCTACCTCGTAAAATTCAGGTTGCTCATCTGTCCAATGCTTAGGAAGCTTGTCTTTTATCGCCTTAAGCTCTTCGTCACTTAAAACTATATTACTCATGCTTATCTCTCTTGACCTGAATGCTATTAAGAACCCATACATCTATGCCGTTTTTTGGCCTTGAAGCATATTTGATTGTCGCTTGCATACTAAATACTAAGTTTTTTGGTTTTAGCTTTGGTGTTGCAATACTGTTTAGCATTTCTTTTATGCTGCTAAACATTAATTCATCAGAAATGTATGCCGAAGAGCTCATGCTACATCGTCCATTTTCTCATGAATGTTTTTAAATATATCTCTCTCCCACTCGTTTATTAACCTTAAAAGCTCTTTTGTTACTTCGTCATGTGCACAACTGTAGCTTTTATGGTTGATACCGATGATTTGGCAACGACTTCTCTTTGATATTGGCTTACGCCCTCTACCATGGCAATGAATGCAAATTTCAGGGCTTAGGCTTGTCGCTTTCTCCCCAGGCGCTAAACCGCTGCCATCGCATTCATTGCATACCGGCTGTACGTGCTCATATATTGCCGACATAACCAAGCCGTTTAATGTGTCGGGCTTTATCTTGTACTGTCGTATTTTGATAAACAGCGTTGCATGCATCGTTAAAGAGCGCACTACGCGTTTAAGTCTCTGTTCTTCACCTACATATCGAAAGTAAGCCCAGCTTGTTTGACATGGTGGCAGACCAGCAAGTGCATGTGCTGCTGTTCTCCAATCGATAACGTCTTGACCGCTGCCGCCAAACGTACCAGTTAGATTAAGTGTTTTAGTTGTTAGTTTTGCTAGTAGTTTAATCGGCTGCATTCTGTTTACCCCCAAAGCGCAATCATTGCTGCGTCGCGTTTGTCTTCGTTTGTTCGGCCTTGCCACCCTGTGATTTTATTGAAGTAATTGCCGTCTTTTTTCGCTTGTCGCTTATGTGGCCCTTTAAGAGGTCTTACTTTAGTGACTTGGTAACCTTGGCTTTCAAGAACTTCACAAATTAGCCGACCTGTCGCTTTGCATGCACCTACGTCTTGGCAAATTTTTTCGCGCACTGAGCGCTTGTTCTTAACTTTCTCACCAAATAAAGGCTTTATTGCTTCGGGGTTTTCTACTTTGATTGTGATTGAATCTTTTGGCCCTGCTGCAGCGATGTATTCAAACAGGTCAACAAAGCTAAGTGACTCAAGGTGTAAAATAGTTTTCCCTTGAATTACAGCAATACCGCTTTTCACAAAGTCAGGATCTATTCCAATTGTTAGCATGCGCTTGGTACCTCAATTAGACCTTGCTCTAATAGAATTGATTGCGTTCTGATCATCCCCTCATATGCATACAAACGATTGATACGCGGATCGCCTACTCGAGTTCTGTTATCAATAACATCGTGGCATGCCGAGCACGCATACGTTGCATGTATGTCATCACACTTCTGGCCCATACCTGAGCCTTTCCCTACATGCGCAAGTACCACTGTTTCACTATTGCCATTGCACACACCAGGTATGCGCACTTGGCATTGTTGGCCTCTGGCGCTATTGCGAATTTTCTTACTAATGAGCGACATTTGTTTCCCCATATAGAGCGAGCATGTATAAATCGTCAGGCCTTGTTAGCATTAGCTCTAAGTACTCTGCGCAGTATTGCTCTAGCCAATTAAGGTATTCAGTAAACTCTTTGGTATTCAGCTTTCGAGTGCGCTTTCTGACAATGATTGGCTCTTCATTGCCTGCTTGGATAACGCGCACACCAAACTTTTTGCGCACAAATACTTCGTGAACATCTTCTGAGCTGTTTTCTTGCCCAAAATGCTCTCGCAAGTGTTCTGCTATTTCCTGATTCCACACCCACATAAGTCGGTTTTGAGCTAAAGAACGCTTTGCCTTGAATTCTTTGAATTCAATCACAACGTCTTTACCAAAGCGCAGCATATCTCTTACTGCTTGCCCTATTTGAGGCAAGTAATACTGGGCATTAGTAGCCGTTAAAACTTTCTTTGCCATTTACGCAGCCTTCTCTGGTTCTTTTACTAACTCTTGTTTGGCTACTTCCTCTTGATGTGCCAGTTTCAATACTTCTGCAGTTGCTGCTAGCATTGAGTCACGTAAATCACGGGGCAAGTTATATCGCTCAGTGATCACTGTTGTTGACTTAACCAGAAGCTCAATTGCTTTGTTAACATTTGCCTGGCTTCCCTCTTGTATAGCTTTTGCTGCATGCCCCTTTGCAGCTGATAGAAACCCATCACTGATAAGTTCGCCAGTTGGTGATAGTTGCTGTAATGTGCTTTTCTTTACTTGTGCCATGATTAACCTCTATGCAGTTCTTGCTTGTTTAAATGTTTTTTCCATTTCAGCGTTGAGCGAGTAGCCCTGATTTAATGGAACCTTATTTGATGTGAAGTTACCCGGGTGAGCTTTTACATTACTCACCTGGTCTGCAGCCTTGCGATGCTGACGGCGAGACTCTTCACGTTTTATCTTTTCCTGCTTAAATGCTTCTTTCTGGTCCTTGATGTACTGAGGCACACTAAGAACACCAGCAAGTTTTGCTGCTCTGGCCATTACCCTATTACCTGCTGCAGTAGCTGCATTTAAGTCTCTTGGGCTTGGCTCATTTATTCCTTTAAGCACCTCTTCCTTGGCCTTACGCGCTTCAACGACTGCAAGCCAATACCCATCACCTAAAATCTCTTTTAGTGCCCGGATGAATTGCTTTTGGTCTTGTTCGTAAGACTTCATGGCTCACCCCACGTACTTCAAGTAAGCCGGTGGTGCTGAGTACTCAAGCTTTAGCGGTATAGGGCTGAGTTCCCCTTTGCCATATAGCTCTGCAAGGTTTGTGTATTTCTCTTTAGCCATTTTCTGCCAAGCGCTATCAGTAAGATTTGCTCTTGCTGCAGCAATACTTTGGTTAAGCCAGTAAACTAAAGGCTCAGACCATTCTTTGTCCTTGCCGTAGTTTTTAATTCGTTGGTCGTTTATCTCAGCCATGCATTGCGCAAGTGTTGGCATACCACGGGCGTGCAAACATAAAATTTTAAATTCAATGGGGTTTGGAGCGTGACGTTCTGAAACAGATCGAGTTCTAGCCAAATTAAGCGCAGCTCTGATTTCCTTCACTAAGAACTTCATCCCAAAGAGTTGATTCGCATATTCAACTGCTGTCTGCTCTAAGTTTCCACGCCAATTAAAATCACTTGCTGGGTAATAAGCTCTTAGCGCTGGCAATATCTCACCACCGATCAGGCTAGCAAGCGCTTGATCGGGACAGCGTTGCGATTGATTGAGTGTCGATACTTGATTGTTCATCCGATCACCTCGTCATCATGAAGTGCTGGCATGTGTGCCACCGCTGCTTGCATTGCAGCTAGTTGGTCACCAACGTTGTTAGATTTGTGTTGGCTAAAATGACTTGGTGCTGATGGCCGGTCCTGCTCTCTCGATAACCAACTAACAATAAATCGCGGCATACCTCGCTGTGTTTTACGACGAGTGGGGTTTGCGTTACTCCACGAATACATTTCTCGTAGCTGTTGTAAAACATCAACTGCCGGATAGGTTTCAGACCATTCATCAATTTGAGTTTGAGTTATTTCGTAGCGTTCATCTTTTTTGTTGGTCGGTATCCATGCAACGGCTGGTTCAGAGCCTTGCTCTGAACAAGAATTAACTTTAGTTAATTCTTTATCTTTAGAGTTGTCTTTAAGACTTTCTTTTGTGTGTACTGTTTCAGTACTAGCATGTGTTACCGTTTCAGTACTAGTAAGTGTTACTGTTTCGGTACTGTACTGTTTTGGTTGTTTGCTAGTACTGTTTTGGTAACACTTCTTAGGTTTATGTTCTGTCCATTCACTCGTTTTTTTATTGATTTCTAGCTCACCTTGAGTTCCGCCTGTACGAATAATCAGCTTCATTTCAATCAATTCATTCAATACTTCACTACAGCGTGCTCTTGGCATATTAGTTATCTCAGATAACTGAGAGCCACTAATACGGTCGCGCTTCTTCTGAAAGCCATACGTCTTACGTATGACTGCTAGAAACACCTTATATTGACGCTTTGTCATATCATGACTAATCGCAGCATCCAGCAATGTATTTGCTAGGCGCGTAAAGCCTTTTTCTAAACTTGCCACAGTAACGACCTCGGCCTGTTTGGTTTGCTCCTGGCTACATGGGAACTTGTAAATCTCTGCTAAATTAGCCATAATTACTCCTGTTATTACTCAACCCGCTATCGTGCCGACCAAAGCTGATGCGGGTTTTGTTTTATCTGCGAGTTACATCAGCCTTTGCTGTAGCTCGCGCCTTAAATTCTTTTGCTTTATTCAGTTTTCTTCTTCCAATAACCACGCAACCAATTAAGTTAATTACAAAAGCCATCACAGCTAACATGGCTAATAAATCAGAAATTGTTTCATGTTTACTGGCGAGAGTACTTATCACCATCAGCAGCACCCCAATGCTTATAGAGTGACGAACTATAAAGCTCATACTCAACGCCTAAACTGGCGTCTTTGTAATTCTTGAAGTTCAGCGCATCCAATACACAAATTCGTTTTAACTGCCTTTCTACGCTCTTCAGGAATATCAGCACCGCACTCAACACAATCTAATGACTCTTGAATATCTTCTTGTTTTAAGTTCGCTAACTGTCTTTCTTGTTCTCGCTCTATTTCAATTTGAGCACTATCAGCTGCATCCATTACGACTCCATTAACTACTTGAATAAGTTTTAAAAAACACACATTCTGTATGTTCGCTATAGGCGGTAGCGACAGGGAGAGTTAGTCTATTGGCTTGCACAGACCGTTGCCCTAGACGTGATTAGGGACTAATAGACTCCCCCTCCCTTGCCTCCGAGTTTGCAAGGCTCGGAACTCGTCGGCCAAATTTTCATTGGTCGCTGAGCGCTCGGCGACTTGTGATGGAGTGAGATTTCTCATGAAGTTTCAAGTCTCTGTTAAGATCACTGTAGATATCTCTAAAATTATCTATGCATTAGCATCGATGGTTTTAGCGCTATACACTGCAGGGCTCTTATAAGAAAGTCCTAGCCACCCACAACGGTGGCTAGGCACCCTCACCATTGCTAACCTTTCACAGTTAACTCATCACAAACTGCCAATTTTAAAGCGCCCTTTTGTCTGCTAGCATGCAAGTGCGAATTACAAAAACCAGACACACAAAAGGACTAAACATGCCAAATATTGATCACTTACCACCTGTGCTCTGCCCGGTGTGCAAAGCAAAATTCAATAAACCGCCTAGTTGGTTTCATGACCAATCGGTGTACATTTGTCCCTGTGGGTATGAAGTCCCAATAGATAATGCGATCAAGGCGCACTTCGCCATGCTCGCAAAACAGATCTCGGAATTCCCTAAGTTTTGATTCAGGCCATTCAGCCCATTTGAGCTCCGTTGTAAAAATGGGTTTATCAACCAGATGCAACCAAGGTGGCGGCGTATCTTCATTAATAAAACTCATGAGCTCGTCACTCATATTCAAGCCACCTTCAATGATGTAGCTTTCACTGAAGCCGGTTCATTTGGATCAGGACGAACCATTTGCTCGAGCTCAGCTGTCACATGCAAAATAGCTGTAATAGCTTGTTGTGCTCGCTTTTGAATAACATCGAAATTTGATTCGGTAATAACGCCATCAGAACGTGAAGTGTGAACAGCTTTGGCAAAGTCACCACATGCGGCTTGTAACTGAAGTATTTGGTCTGCTAGTTCTTCATCTGATAAACCAACATCAGGCAAATCAACAACTGTTTTGCCTACGCTAAATGCCCAGGCTTCTAGTGAACGGTAGTCTTGTGTTAGGTCTGACATTGCAATAATTTGTCGATACCCAAGAATGTGTGTATCGCAACTATCATCTAGCTTACTTCTTAAAACGGTTGGGTTTACGCCCATCTGCCTAGCAAGCTCAGCAATGTTGTAGTCATTTTTAAAACTTTCTGCTGCTGCCATTGGGCATCGTGTAACAGGCGCATGAGCACACGTACCTTTCTTTGATAAAAGCATTTATATTATTCCCTAAGCTGCTGACTGAGGCTGGTCATTCTCATAAAGAGACAGATCAACTTTAAGTGCACCCTTAGTGATCATTTGAAGTTCAAAAGCTCGACCGCGAGGAACTCGCCCGTCATTTGACCAATGAGTTATTGACCCTTTAGTTAGAGGTGGAGTAAAAGCTTGGGCTAATTTTGACTTGCCACCAAAATATGAAACTGCATCACTCGTTTTCATGTGATCCTCCTAATTAATTTAATTGGGAGTATAGTTTTATGAACCATTTTAAGTCAAGTTAAATGAACCAACAAAATAGTAATGTGTTTAGATAACTATACTATCAGGTTGTTAATATGACATTTCAAGAACGCTTAATTGAGCAAATGTCCGCCGCTGACATAAAAGCAGTTGAGATAGCACGAGCGCTAAAAATATCTAAGGGAACTGTCAGTCAATGGTGTACCGGGTTAAACAAACCGCGTGGCGAAAACGCAGTTAAATTGGCTAAAGTTTTAAGATGTAACGTGTCTTGGCTTATGGAAGGAAAAGGGTCTCCTAATAAAAATGTAGAATTAGAATTAGGCCCCGACTTAAGAGGTAAAGCACCGCTAATCTCATGGGTTCAAGCGGGAAAATGGAAAGAGATTGATAGGGAAAGTTTGCAGCAAGCCTCTGATATAACTTTTTATCAACATACAGCTAGTGTTAGCGATCAAGCCTTTGCTCTACGAGTCAAAGGTGACAGTATGACCAGCTTTACAGGTGGAAAATCAATACCCGAAGGCTCTGTTATCATTGTTGATCCAAATATGCAGGCAGAGCATGGGAAAGTAGTTGTGGCTCGCCTGGAAGAAAGTGACGAAGCAACGTTAAAGCAGCTAGTTTTAGACGGTGGATCTAAATACTTGAAACCATTTAACAACAGCTATCCGACGATGCCTATTAACGGAAACTGCACAATAATCGGAGTTGTTAAGCAAGTAATCCAAGATTTTTAAAAAGCCCCTTTACGGGGCTATCTTTAAACAACTACCTAGCAAACATGCATTTACCGGATCTTTATAAAATTTCAGCGCGCTTAATAGCAGTTTCCTCTCGAATCACAAATAATTATTTTAATCTCTCCTGTCTCTGCATTGTACGAGTCATACGTCGTGTTTCCAGAAGAGTCAGTAAAACTATTCCACGTACTGCCGTTATCGCTAGATCCTAGTGTTTGACTGGTACTTCCTGAATCATAAGTGCTCGAGTTCCAGTAAGAGCCTTTGCTACTATAGCCCTGTGTTTGACTTACACTTCCACTTCTATATGTGTTACTGCCCCATGTCGTGCCTGTATCGCTATTGTAACCACTCGTAACTGATGACGTTCCATAATCGGACGTAATATAACTATTACCACTGTCATAGTCATAGCAGTAAGTTGTATCGCCTACAGTTGTGCATTGAGCAGCAACCGAAGATGTGAACGCTATAGACACTAATATTGATAACGATTTTAAAAACATGATTGCATCCCTTAACTAATTAATTCCAAAATAAATAATAAACGCTCCAAAATATTTATCAAGCTGAAACAGTTGCTACTAGTGGCTTTGTAATTCTAAATCAAAACAAATAAGTTTAGTTTTATGAACTTTTTCTTGACAAGATTGTTTAGTTATATAGACTAAAATGACAGTTTAGAAAAACGAACTTTGAGAGTTACAAAAATGGATAGCAACACTAAACAAAATGCTTTTACTCATATATCGCTAGAAGCAAAAACGCTTATTGCAGCATTAGCGGTTGAGTCATTCAACTTTCGCAATTACGTGCATGTGAATGTTGTAACCACCGCAACGGACCCATCAATTTGCGTGTTTATTTACGTAAACGGTAAATGCGAACAATCAATAACTATTTATTTAACTGATAACGATGCAATAGCGGCTCTCCAAAAAGCATTCGACTTAGTTATTGCATACAAAAAGCAAGATAAGTCGCTTGCTCCACTAATCCAATTAGCGAGCTAAGCCAATGCATGACGTTCAAGAAATTCAGCGCTTATTAGCCGACCCTTTTGAAGAACATGACATTGAATGGCGTGTTCAGCAAAGCGGTGTTTCTAACAATCAGAAGCCTTGGGTAATGGTTATTCCATACATCACTAACCGCGCAATCCAACAAAGACTCGATGACGTTCTCGGTCTGGATGGGTGGGAAAACGTTTATCAAGAAGCGGCTAACGGTAAAGGCTATCTTTGCGGGTTAAAAGTTCGCATTGGTGATAAATGGGTAACTAAGTGGGATGGCGCAGAGTTCACAAATATAGAGCCCCTTAAAGGTGCTTTATCGGGTGCTATGAAGCGAACAGCCGTTCAATTTGGTATTGGCCGTTACCTCTACTCTCTTGAATCAGAGTTTGCAACTTGCTCACCAGTCAATAACCGCTTTGAGTGCGATGGTGAATACATTCGCATTCCGCTTAATAAGCAACAGAAAAACGGCCCAAAAATGGAAGCGCAATGGTTCCCTCCCCAACTACCTGATTGGGCGTTACCAAAAGCGAAATTCGATAAGTACTTAGAAGCAATTGAGTCCGCAGAGTTAATGGAATCAATGCGAGAAGCTTATAACAAAGCTTACAAATACGCTGAAGCCGTAAACAGAATCGATATTCGAGACAAAGCGATAGCAATCAAAGACCGCAAAAAAGCTGAGCTTGAGAAGCAAAACCAAGATGAGGCAATAAATAAAAACAAAAAGTTTTTGAATTGGATCAAAACAAAAATCAGCGACCTGATCACAAGCGCTGAGAACGAATCAATTTTAAACCTTAACCATAAGAAACTGCTTCAAGAGGTTAAGGGCCATTGTAGAGCCAACAAAATTGACGCAACCAATTTTGTTAGCCAGGTAAACGAAGCGCATCAACAAGCACTAATCAACCTAAGAAACTAAATGGAGCATAGCACCATGACTACAGCAAAGCAAAGCACTGCAACAAGTCTAGTAGAAGTCGTATTTCAAGAAGACCTAACAAAACAAGGTCTGGCAGAACTTCGTAAGAAGTACCCGAAGTCATTAAAACTTGATATGCAAGATGATGATGACTTCAAAGAAGCCCGTAAAATTCGAACTGAGCGCAACAAGCTAGCCAAGGCAATCAATGATCGTCGAATCAGCTTCACTAGTGAACTTAAAGATCACGGTGATGACTTAATCAATAAAATTGATGTTATTTACAATCCTATCATTACAGCGTTTGAAGCAGAGGATAAACGCCGTAAAGAAGAAGCAGCACGTATTAAAGCAGAACACGAAGCAATGCTAGATAAGCAGCGCCTAGATATTGCTGAGTTCAAAGGTTTTATTCAGCAATGCAAGGGCAAAGACTCTCAGTATATTGCTGATGCACTGGAGTCAGTAGATCTCATCGAAACTGATTCATTCCACAAAGACATTATTCATGAAGCTATCGACGCTAAAAAAGAAGTGATCGAAACACTTAATGAAATGTATCAAACAGCGAAAGCTAACGAAAAAGTTGAAGCTGAACGTGCTGAGTTACGCGCCAAAGAAGAGCAAATTGAAAAAGAGCGCACTATTGAAAACCGCATTAATAAATTGCGTAACAGCCCTATGGATTTCTTTGGCAAGTCTAGCCAACTGATCCAAGACCGTATTACTCAGTTAGAAAACTACACACCTACTGAAAGTGACTTTGGGCCTCGTCTAGATGAAGTTATCCAGCTTCAAGCACAGGTAATTCAGCAATTGCGAATGATGCTTACACAAGCCAAACAACTTGAATCTGTTAACTCAGTTGCTCAGCCAGTTGATGAGCAAGTCACCAGCCAAGATGTGCATAGCGTTCAGCAGGCTCAATTTGAACAACAAGAAGATAACCAACTTCTATCTCAAGATGCACCGCTTCTAGGCGGGACAATCAAGTCAGATGTTTTTGAAACTACAACTAATACTGATGGCTATATCCCTCTTGACTTATGGCCGAGTGCAATGGACCGAGCAGAGAACGATGAATTAGACCGCGTTTGTGATCAGCTCGAAGTAGCTGAAAGTCACATCGCATTCTTAGAAGCAGAATTAAACAAAGCGCTTGCTGCTTAATTCCAAACTTTAAACAAATGTAGCGCCTTCGGGCGCGTCATTTAAGGGGAGAAACTATGTCATCAGTAACAAGAATAGCTCAACACCGTATGACTCAGCACTTACGTTGTAACAACATTATTTTTGGGTCAGCAATAGTAGTATGCGCAAAAATAGAAAACGTGGAAGGTTGGGTTTTACCTGGTGGGAAATTTACTCGAAATAGAACTGAAGCTTTTAAAACGTGTAGAAAGATGCACTGCCTAATCGAGGTTCTAGGTGGCATAAAACCAGTAAGTCATACAGATAGAGCGGCTTAATTATGATGCACGATTACATGGCAATTCGCGGCAACTCAACACGCGCTTGTAAGGCTCGAAAACGCAAAGAATTTATTAAATTAACTGCTGTCATTGGGGCAATTGTGTTTTTAGTTGCCACCGCTGTCTGGCTCACAACCAAGTAGGTCCAGTATGTTTTGTGTCTTTGGCGTAAGTAAAAAGAAATGTAAAGCCGCTGCTGAAAAGAAGGTAAATGCTATGCGTGGCGAACTTGCGCCAAAAAATCCAGCACAGCACAAACAACTGGTTGAGGTTATGACTGAAGAATTGTTTTTAAAGTCAAAACCTACAGCTGTCAGCGGCGAATTGTCAAGCCCAAGTCTAGTTGATGACTTTATAGAGCTAGCAAAAAAAACGGGCGATATACGAGCTTTAAAAGGTATGAGACGAGTACATAAAGCAAATAAAAAAGGTGCTTTGCAATACTCCAAGCGTACTAAAAAACCAATTTTTGAGTGGGTGCCTCTTGAACAAAATTTCACTCAAGAGCTCATCAATGAAGAATTTTTTAAAGGTAATTTTATGCTTTTTTCAAATTTAATAATTTATAAATTCAAGCAAGAAATTGAGTTCAATAATGAACAATTCAACGAAGCACTTGAGCAAGATATGTTTCGTCATTGTGGTGAACAAGAGTTGTCAACTTTAGGTTGGACTAAAGCTTTTGGGAAACATGGTGAAGCACTATGCCACTTTTCAAATCGCAAAATCCTAGTGTGCGCTAAACGTGAAGAAAAAGTCCTTCCAGCGGCTGTGATTAATGAAATAGTTGCGGAAAAAATTGAGCAAATTGAACTTGAGGAAAATCGCACTGTTAAGAAGAAAGAACGTGACGAACTAAAAGAAAACACTTTGCACACGCTGCTACCTCAAGCGTTTACTAAATCAAGCCTACAATACGCATTCATTGATATGGACAGCGGTTTATTAGTGGTTAACAGCGCTAGTTTTGGAAAAGCTGAAGAGCTCACCGCCCTATTGCGCAAGTCACTTGGCACCCTGCCAATTGTTCCAGCATTTGGGGAATTTGATTTAGATGTTTTTCTTACTGATTGGTTAACTAACTTCTCTACCCCTGCCAACTTCTCAATTGGCGCAGATGCAGAAATGCAAGAGGCAGACGATAGTGGCGCAATTGTAAAACTGAAAGGTCATGACTTACAAGGTGACGAAATTAAAGCTCATTTAGATTTGGGTAAACGAGTAACAAAACTAGCTCTTAACTGGAAAGACCGTATCAAGTTTAACTTCCAAAATGATGGTGCCATCAAACAAGTTGGCTATTCAGACACACTGAAAGAAGAAAACGCTGATATTCCTGCTGAAGATATGCCAATTAAGTTAGATGCGGACTTCATTTTAATTGCAAGTGAATTGGTCGAAATGGTGACCGAGCTTACAAATGGCGGCCTTGTTAATGGGTACCCTGAAGATCAAGACGATACAAACGAATCATTGCTCACAAAATTTCAAGACAACAATGGTAATGATGAGTTCTATACCGAAGCAGTAGAGTTTGTTCAAAAATCAAAACACGCAACCGTCTCACGCATTCAGCGAAAATTTCGAATTGGCTATAACCGAGCTGCTCGATTAGTTGAACAGCTTGAAGCAAACGGCATCATCACCGCGCCTGGTCATAACGGCGCTCGAGAAGCATTAGTTAAGTAAGGGGTAAACCATGGCTCACGGAGTTAATAAAGTAATCTTAGTTGGCAACTTAGGCCAAGATCCTGAAGTACGTTATATGCCTAATGGCAATGGCGTGGCAAATATCAGTGTGGCTACAACTGATAGCTGGAAGGACAAAAATACAGGTCAATTGCAAGAGCGCACAGAATGGCATCGCGTAATTTTGTTCGGGAAACTTGCTGAGGTGGCCGGTGAATACTTACGTAAAGGTTCACAAGTTTTCATTGAAGGCCGCTTGCAAACTCGCAAATGGACCGACCAATCAGGTCAAGAAAAATACACAACAGAAATCGTTGTCGATATGGGCGGACAGATGCAGATGCTTGGTGGCAGAAGTAACGATCAACATCAAGGAACTGCCTATCAAGGTGGTGGTTATCAGGGCGGCCATCAACAAGGCGGTTATCAAGGTGGACAGCAACAAAGAGGTCCCCATCAAGGCGGACAACAGAATAACCAACGTCAAAGCAATGCGCGAAATAACAATGCACAATGTGGATATGCCCCTAAACCGCAACAATCACAGCAGTACGGCGGACCTCAAAACCCTATGGAGCCACCTATTGATTTTGATGATGATATCCCATTCGCGCCCATCGGCTTGCAGTACCCTGCTCTATTGATGTGTATGTAAGGAAGGTCCCATGTTTGAACAATTTAAAGGCAATAAATTCAACCTTATATACGCTGATCCCGCTTGGTCATTCAGCAATAAAAAGACAGGTGGAAGCATGACAAGCGGTGCTAAGCATCAATACAAGTCGACAATGACTGTAGATGAAATCAAAGCAATGCCTATAGATGACATTGCAGCCGACGATTGCATATTGGTTCTGTGGTATGTCGGCGCAATGCCACAAGAAGCACTAGACGTTGTGAAAGCATGGGGTTTCACACTTAAAAATATGAATGGCTTCGTATGGAACAAGCTTACTGTAAATAACATCCCATTTTTTGGTATGGGCTTTTGGACTCGCGGTGGGAGCGAGTCAGCCATTATCGCAATTAAAGGCAAGCCAAAAGTTGCAAGCCACTCAGTTAGAGCTGTGGGTCACTACGATCCTGAAAGCTTAGATGAAGTTTTGAAGCACACAATATTTAGCGGTGCTTTTAAGGTTGGACAGCATAGCGAAAAGCCAAACGAGTATAGAGAGGCATGCGTAGAGCTCGCAGGTGACGTGCCTCGTATCGAGTTATTTTCTCGTAAGCGTGTTAAAGGCTGGTCTGTTTGGGGTAATGAAGTGGGTAAATTAAATAAGAAGGCGAAAGCGGCATGAGCTTATTAAAAAATGAAATCGTCGTTGATAACTTTGCCGGAGGTGGAGGCGCGAGCACTGGCATGGAATTAGGCTTGAATAGGCACGTTGATATAGCAATCAATCACGACCCTGCGGCTATTGATATGCACAAAGTTAATCACCCAGAAACAAAACACTATTGTGAATCAGTTTGGGATGTTAGTCCTATTGAAGCATGTGCTGGCCGCCCTGTTGGTCTAGCTTGGTTTAGTCCTGACTGTAAACATTTTAGTAAAGCCAAAGGCGCTAAACCTGTAGAAAAGTCAATTCGAGGTCTAGCTTGGGTGGTAGTTCGTTGGGCCGCTCTAGTGCCAATGCGCACATTCATGCTAGAGAATGTTGAAGAATTTTTAACCTGGGGACCGGTTATTGAAGTTGAGCCAGGGAAATATAGGCCATGCCCTCACCGAAAAGGTGAAACATTTAATGCCTTTATTGATTGCATGACAACAGGCTTGGATATAAATCACCCTGCATGGACTGAAATTAAAGAAGTACTTGGCGATGACTTCCCATATGACAAGTTAGAAACCGGATTAGGGTATGACATTGAACATAAAATATTAACTGCTTGCGATTTCGGCGCACCAACAACAAGAAAGCGGCTTTTCCTGATTGGACGAAATGATGGATTATCTATCAATTGGCCAATGCCAACGCACGGCAAAACTGGCTCAGGTTTAGCCCCCTACAAAACAGCAGCGGATATTATCGACTGGTCCATTCCAGTTAAGTCGATATTTAATCGAAAAAAAGACTTAGCTGAATCAACTATGTCTCGTATTGCAAAAGGCATTCAAAAATTCATAGTTGAAGCTGATGAGCCATTTATTGTTGATAGTGAAAAAGCAGCGCCCTTTATTACAGAGCATGCGAATGCTTCTAACCAGCGCAACATGGCAGCAAATGAGCCACTAAGAACTATTTGCGCTCAAGTTAAAGGCGGTCATTTTGCACTAGTGGCCCCAATCATTGAAAGGCAGTTTAGCGCTTCAACTTGCAATCGTGCAAATGATCCTTTGGCAACGATTACTGCTGGCGGTGGCGGTAAATCAGCCCTTGTCACAAGCCATATGATAAAACTGCGTGGAGACAATGTTGGTCATGCTACCAGCGAGCCACTACAGACAATATCAGCCGGCGGCAATCATTTTGGTGAAGTACAAGCGTTCTTAATTAAGTATTACGGTACATCTGATGCACAAGACGTCAAGAAGCCACTCGGAACAGTGACAACTAAAGATCGTTTTGGTCTGGTAACTGTTAAGGGCGAGCAATACCAAATAGTTGATATAGGAATGAGGATGCTTGAACCGCATGAACTATTTGCAGCAATGGGCTTTCCTGCTGACTACCAAATTGCATTTGATTCTAAAGGCAAAAAGAACACCAAGAAAAACCAAGTTGCTCGATGTGGTAATGCAGTATGTCCACCTATCGCGCAAGCATTAGTAAAAGCAAACTTTGAACATGCGGAAGTAATGGAGGTAGCAGCTTAATGAAAGCAGTCGTTAAACGCCGAGCGCATAACTGGTTTGCACTCAATAACAAAGAGGGGTTGCCCATGGCAAAAAATGAGTATAAATGCCGAGTTGATGGCGTACTAGGCAAAGTAGGAAAAGCTTTTGCCCTGTGCGGCAAAGCTGGTGTTAATAGCAAGTGTGCGGCGCATGGCAATTATAAATGCGAACACAAAATGAAGGTAGTAAAGCAAAAGGTGAAAGCATGAAAAAACGACCAACTTGCAAGCAGTACCTAACGCATCTATTTCGACAAATGCGAATAGCAATGCCTGATAAGCCAGGTGAGCCTGTTAAGCTATTTCAGCTTTACATGAATGATGTTATGACAGAGCCAAAGATACGCATTTACTACAGCACAGTGAATGGACGCACTTATTACGATATGGAAATACCAGACCAAGACGAAGGTTTTGCAGAGCGTTTAGAAATAGTGGCAGGACATATTAATAGTGCCATTTATTTGGCTGCAAACCCGATTGATAACAAGAAAACAGCATAGGTGATGTATGAGCTTACCATCAAGCAAGTTTTACACAACTCAGGAAGTAGCAGCCATGGAAGGAGTAACAGAGGACTACTTAAGAAAGCTGGTTGCTAAAGGCGATTTTATTAAACCCAACCGCCCTGGCAAGCCTCATCGTTGGCTTAAAACTTCAATTGACAAATACTACTCTGATTTAGATAAATATCATTTAGGCGCGAATTCAAGTCCGAAGTGCACCACTCGCTAAATTAGGCTGCTTTGCGTAATTCATCGAATATTACCGCTGGTTGCCTAAACCCTAGACATTTTC